AGACGGCCATCTCCACTTTGCAGATCTGCAGGGTGCTCGGCATCGACTGGGAGCTGGCCACGACGGAAACGCTCAATGCGATCATAGCGATGAGCCAGTCACTCCTGACCGGACAGGTGTACATCTCCGGACCGATTCGCAACCAGGAGCTGATCAGCTATGACAGCTCCTGGCCGGATCTTGATGTCACCTACGATCCGCAGAACCTGGTCACACAGTACCTTGCCACTTTCGCCAATGACGATGGGACAACGCTGTATGAGACTTATGTGGACCGCGGATCCGTTCCGGTGGATCCTGTAACCGCAGGACTTATCAGCACGCCTGAAAAGGCCGCCGACGCCCAGTTCACCTACACCTATGCGGGGTGGGATGATGCAGAGTCTCCTGTTCTTGCTGCAAAGACGATCACAGCCCAGTACAGCGAGACAATCCGCACGTATACGGTAAAATGGTGGGCCAGGCCGGGTGTATTTCTTCGAAGTAAGACGGTAAATTACGATGAAGAAGCGGTTTACGACGGCGAAATGCCAGTCAACACGGAGGAAGAGTCGACGTATATATACAACCTCTTCGCTGGATGGGATAAGTCGACGGGATGCGTTAAGAGTGATCTCGACGTCTTCGCAGTATGGGAGCGTGCTGAACTCCCTGCTGTCGGCAAGGATTCTTCGCTGATGACACGGGCGGAGATCTTCGCTGTGGCGCAGGCTGGACTGTCGTCGACCTACTTCGAAGACAAAGACTATTTTGATATGACGATGGGCTGGGATTTCAATTTCTCGAATATTGAATCCCGCACAATCCTTGAGAACCGGTTCTTTGATGGTACGCAGTATTATGATACCGGGATCAAACTGTTCGACGAGTCGGCCCCTGATTTCACCATGGCCATGGAGTTTGAGTATCTCGACTCTACCGAGAACTCCGGGACGCTGATTTCCTGCTTTGAGGAAACCGGTTCTGAGGGATTCAGGATTCGATATTCCGCCAACCCAGTGCTCCAGTGGGGCGACAAGGAACAGCGGGTCGGGACAGCGGACGGACAGCATATCGTGGTCATAAGGCACAAGGCCGGGTCCAACAAGCTGTTCATTTATGCTTCTGATGTGACGTCGGCCAACCAGTATGATCTCAACCTGACCCTGGCGGAGCTTATCCGGACGCGGAGTACGCAGTTCGACGGGGTCCTTTCCTTCGGCGCTGTGCGATTTGCAGCTGACGGCGGCCATGACTACTACGGGAAAGGCTGGATACACTGGTGTAAGATCTGGTATGCGGACCTTGGTGCCAACGTAGCCAGGAAGCTTGCATCGTGGATCCATGAGCCGGTACGTATGGAATTTGCCGGAGCTGACAGGTACAGGCTTGCCGGAACAACATCGGTGAAGGCTAACTCCTCATGGCTGGCCAACAACATGCTCACCAGGCTCAGGGTGATGAATCCCACCAGTACGAATGTAGGTGGCTGGGAAGAATCGGCGCTGAGGGGAATGTTGAACGACCGCGTATTCAATGGAATGGATTATGGCTGGCAGGCTATGATCAAACAGGTCAAGATCCCTGCTTCGGCAGGAAACAGGTCGTCGGAGATCATTGTTTCCAACGACAGGATTTACCTGGCGGCCACCCGAGAAATCGGCGGATATACAGGATCCCCTTATGACAGTGAGGGATCCCCTATCAGCTGGTTCACATCGAATGCTGCAAGAATCAAATTCAATGGAATCATCAGGCATGACGACGCGCAGGTCATCACCTCCGGAACTGATCCGACACAGCTGACAGGATACACCATCCGCGAGGGAGACATCTGGATCGACAGCGGAAATTCGTCTTACGGATACATTTATATATCCGCAGCGACCGCTGCGAAGCATACAACTATTGGCTGTCGCAAAGTGTCGTCAAGTGACAACATAGTTGCTGGAGATGGAGGCCTTTGGTTAAGAGCTTGGGTATGGTGGTTGCGGTCGCCTATTGCGTCTTCCACGTCGAGCTTCTGCGGTGTCAACGGCTCCGGCGGCGGCGGCTACGGCAACTACGGCGCGTCGGGCTCTTACGGGCTCGCGCTCGGCTTCTCAATCTGATTCCCCTTATAAGGCGGGCCACCGGCCCGCCCGGCACAGGATGAACCCATGAGTGTACTTAAAAACAAACGCAGAACATCAAAAATTGAATATGAAAGAAATTTTCTCGGGTTCTACGAGTACATGAACGGCAGAATCGACAACATGCCCCGGCGGTGGATGAAGCCGCTGGGGCTTCCAATGAAGGAAGCCCTGAACCAGATGTACGACGATGTACTTCTGGTCTCGGAAATGTATATCGACAAAGAGCCGGCAAAGAAAAGGTACATGCAGTGCAGGAAGGTGATCGAAGAACTGATGGCGTTCCAGGAATGGATATATCTGTACTGGAACATTTCGGACGGCAGAAACGGAGTCAGATGGGCTGACGCCGACAGGCGGAAGCACATGTCGGCATACCTTAACAGGGAGATCTATCTGCTCGGTGGTGTGATGCATGGACTCGACCCGAAGATGAAGTTTGGCCGCCTGGAGGTAATGTACTTGACACCGTTCACGAGGAAGAACATAGAAGACGTCATATTTCTGGGAAAGCTCTACGAGCTTAATGAGCTGGTCTATCCGAAGTGCATCCGGATCCCGCTTGCTGAGCGGGACGAGGAGGCAAAGCTGGCCTGCAAATACATCCGGAATGCGTTCTACTGTGCCTATTCCGCCAACTCCATTATTCCCACCACAAAGGTGGAATACAGCAAAAGACGCCGGCTGTTCGGCGAGGCCATATCAGACCTTTACCGTCTGAACAGGCCAATGGTCAAAATGTTCATGGTTCATCTTTTTTCGAACGAGGACATGGAGACCATCACACAGCTGGTGAATGAATCCACCAGACTCCTGCAGGGCATACAGAATTCCGACAAGGAACGCTTCTCAGCCCTGCCTGGATAAGTTACAGCTTGCATTTTGCCTGTTTTCGACCTGTTGCGGTCGCCTAATGCGTCTAACACGTCGAACTTCTGCAATGTCAACAACAACGGCGGCGCCAACAACAACAACAACGCGTCGAACTCTTACGGGCTCGCGCTCGGATTCAATGGATGCCAAAAAGTAGCCTATTTAGTCGCAAGACCGGTGAAGATCTATGATCCATCCAATTGAAGGAAGCTGTAACTGTTCCCTGCAAAGGGACAAACAAACCTGTGCCACATAACGGCACGCTGCCCACAGCGGCATTCGTGACGGCCCGGGGCGAGAAAGGGGGATGTGCTGCATACCACACATCCCTGTGCCTGGCCAAGAGCATCTACGGTGTGCGATTCCAGATGCCACGATAGAGAGCTGTTTTTAAAGAAAATGGAACAGAAAAAGATCACTTTGGAAAACGTCATCACCGTGGCCAACTATATCGATGCCCTTAAAGAATGCAGAAAGGCTGTAGGCTATAAGTTCTCGGTTCAGAACTATGTAGCCCATGGCCTGTTTCGCATTGGGCAGACGATAAGCATCATACGCTCCGGGAAGATACCTGCGGTCAAGAACACTGATCACGTCACCATATCGGAGCGCGGCCACGAGCGCGTGATCACGCCGATCAGGATCGAGGACAGGGTGACGCAGAGGGTGCTCTGCGACAAGGTCCTTGTTCCGCTGGCGGAGAAGAAGATGATCTACGACAACGGCGCATCCGCGAAAGGGAAAGGTACGGACTTTTCCCGCCGGCGGATGAACGAGCACATCGAAGCGGCAAAAAGGAGATGGGGCGCCGACAATGTCTATGCCCTCAAATTTGATTTCAAATCCTTTTTCGCTTCCATCCCTCACGCCCAGTGCTTCAGGGTATTGGACGAGCTCATCGAGGACAAGCGTCTGCGTGACCTGATCATGGGGATCATAGAGTCATACCAGCTGGACGACATAAAGCGTATCAAGGATCCGGAGCTCAGAAAGAAGGAGGCGAAAAGCCTTCTTTCCCACGAGAAGGTGGGAATCTGTCTCGGGAGCCAGATATCGCAGGTCATGGCCCTCCTGGTACCTACCGACTTCGATCATTTCATAAAGGACAAGCTGGGGCTCAAATTCTATGTCAGGCACATGGACGACGGCGTCATCCTGCTGAACGACAAGGACGAGCTGGTCCGTATCAGGGAGCTGCTGAAAGAAGAGGCGGCAAAATACGGGCTGACCCTGCATCCGAAGAAGACAAAGATCGTCAAGATGACAAAGGGATTCACATTCCTTAAGGTCAAGTACCGCGTATCAAACGGGAAGACCATCAAGACACTGGTCAGGAGCGGGATCGTCCGGATGCGGAGAAAAATGAAGAAGTTCTCCCGGATGGTCGGAAAGACAAAGATAACCAAAGATGATGTCTATGTGTCTGTGCAGTCGTGGGTGGCCCATGCGAAAACTGCCCGGTCCTATTATACTGTCATGAACATGATGAAGCTGTACGATGAGCTTTTCGGAGGTTATCGCATAACATACCGTTACTGGAGGATCCATAAGGATATAAAGCGTAAAAGAAAGGTGTTGAGATTATGAGCTTTTATAAGGTCGTAAAAGACAGAGTGGTATTGGGGGTATGCACGGATGGTGATTTTCGCAGGTACCAGGCTAAGCACAGGATCATTATTGTCTCAGATCCCGACAGAGTGGAGGCGGTTGACTGCGGAGGAACTCTTTACCACGACACATGGATGGCTGATCCGTGCTTTGCCTGCGAACCGGCCTCCGTAATAGAGATCGCGGCAGAAGAATACAACAGCCTCAAGGCCCAGCTGGACGCCGGCGACGTCCCCGATGATGGAAGCCTTGATGAAGAAGAGCCTGCAGCGGAAGAACCTGCAGAAGAGGGCGGCGAGGAGGTCAGAAAGACCGCCGCGCAGATCCTCAAGGAACAGATCGACAATGTAGACAGCCAGGTCAAGCTGGCAGCGAGGTTTGCTTCTGTATGACAATGAGAGATTTTATTGAACAGGTGATCGCCAAGGGCGATTATAAATTAGACGAGATGGAAACAAAGATCAAGAGACTGTATGTCCTCGGGGACCTGACGGAATCCGAGATGGAAGAGCTCCTGGCACTTGCGGCCAATTCGGTGGATAATTCCGCACAGGTGGACATGTTCGCCATGATCGTGGATCTGCAGCACCGCGTGGAGGCTTTGGAGACTGCCGACTTCCCCGTCTGGAAAGCAGGATATGTTACCAAAAGAGGAGAGATCGTCAAGTTCGACCTCGACGGAGACGGAGTCCTCGACTACTGCATGTACGCCGGAGGCCGGTCCGAAACATCCCTGTCCATAGGCAAGATCGACGGCTGGTATAAAGTCACATCGTCCGGCACGAAAACGGACATTATTACCCGGAACTCTGATGGGACGCATACACTGACTCCGTACACGGGGGAGGCGTAAGCAGACAGCGAGGCACTTATGAAACTGGAAGAACGGAAAATGTCAGAACTTTTTGCCCTGCAGATGGAGATGATAGAAAAACAGTCGGAGATCATAACGACGCAGGCCGCAGTCATACAGCGGCAGTCAGAACTGATTGTTCTCCTGCAGAATGACAGGGAGTCCGATAACGAGGATTGAGGAGCTGAAAGGCTCCTTTTTTTATGTCCGGAGGTGATGAGATGGCCTATTCCAGGGATGCCCCTGAGAACGTATGACGGTCTTTTAGACTAGATTTTATTACAAGGAGGATAGACCTTTGTCTCTCGAAGAAATACTGTCCCTGCTCACGCCAGCGAACACTTTTGGCGGCCTTGGCATATTAGTGCTGTGTCTCTCGCTTGTACAAGTATCGCCGATCAGGATAAACCCATGGGACGCGATCCTGGGATGGCTTGGCAACAAGACAAACGCGAGCGTGAAGAAAACACTGGATGAACAGGGAAAGAAGCTGTCTACTCAGAACGCGGAGTTCCGTGAATTCTGGGTCGACTATCAGCGTGAATCAATACTTCGCTTTTCCAGGGAGTGCTCTCAGGATATCTCACACAGCCGCGAGGAATGGAACCATGTGCTCAATACGATCAAGCGCTATGAGATATTTTGTGAAAAGAACGAGATCGCGAACGGCGTGATCGAAGAGAACTCCTCTTACTTGAGGGAGCTGCATAAGCAGCTCCTGAACGAACATCGCATCTAATTTCATATTGTTTTTTTGCCCGCTACGGATATGCCTGCATCCGCTGCGGGCTTTTCGTTTCATAAGGAGGTTATCTATGGAGAAACTGATTTTCAATGTTTTAATGGCGCTCGTTGTCGCGATCGTCGGCATTATTGCAAAGACGCTCCTGCCTTACCTGAAGGCGAAAGAAGAGGAAGCCCTTGCGAAGCTCCGCCGCACGAAGTGGTCATGGGCCGCCGATATCATCGACGCAGTGGTCCGGGCAGTCGAACAGACCGTCTCGGACGAGATACACGGGGATGATAAGAAAGCCCTCGCCGTCAAATATATTACTGAGCTTTTGAACCAGAACGGCATCTCCCTTTCTGATAAGCAGATCGATGCGCTTATCGAAGCTGCCGTCCACACCATGAATGATTCGATCATCGATGTAACGACTGACGTCGATGTAGATGAGACTGAAACGGTCAAAATTGAATAATGGTTGATCGTGAACAGAATAAAGATACCTGTGGTGACAGCCTGCGAGGATTTCACAGAGCACTATGTGCTGGAGAGACAATTTCAATCCGGTCCGTACTGCTGTAATCTGCGCAGGCTTTTTTGATTTCAAGGAGGTGAGCTGTTTGAACGATCACAACAAGATCGTCACGGCCACGATGCTGGCAGCAGTCGAGACCGGAGGTCAGGTCTACGGCCAAGCCAGATGGGACGATTACACAGCCCCGATGACGAACTCATCTAAGGAATATACGTGCACCCTTGGTGCGTATGCGTTCTACGGGGATGAGGCGGAACAGCTGATACAGATGATCTTTGATAAGGGCAGGGCTACGTTCGATTCCATCGATGATGGACGTATCCAGGAGATGTTGAGCGTCAACTGGGTATCTATCCGGTGGTGGCCGTCCGATGCAGATGTAGCTGCGCTCAAGAGCTTGATAAGTTCCAGCATCGGAATCGAGTGCCAGAAGGCGCTCATGAGCGAGATCAGGCTTCCGAAATACATCTCAAGGGCAGTTGAATTCGGAGTGACAGGGGAAGCAGAGCAGATGATGTGGTGCGAGATACAGCACCTTGGAGGTCTTGGCCCTACGCAGAGGGTTTTCAAGCGCTGTCTCGGAGACTATTCCCTTGATTCCATCATGTCTGCCCTGGCGGAAGACCAGCAGGATCCCAGATACGCCGATAACGGTGTGGGGAGCAAGAAATACTGGTCAAGGCACGTGGCGTGCAGGGACATTATCGAGAAATATGCAGATACCTCAGACGTGGGCGCTTCTCCCGTAAAGGCTGACAACGGAGTGTATCTGAGGATAGGAGGTTGATACATGCTTGCAATAACACAGGAGCAGCTGGACGCCGTCGTACGCGAGGCGTACGATCACGCTCACGCCTGCTGTCACTACGCGCCCACTGACAGGAGCTTTCCGGTCGGCGAGGACGGCAAGATGGATTGCACAGGCCTGATGCTCCGCGCCCTCTGGTGGGCCGGATACGTAGACCGGGCAATGAACTGCGACGAAGCGGATCAGCTGATGGGGGACCTCGGATTCGTGAAGAGCACGGATCCGGAAGACATATACCGGTATCACGGCTTCGTGCAGTGGTGCGAGCCGCATAACGTGGGGACTGAGCACGTCAACCATACGTACTACAGCCTCGGCGGAGATGGCCGGACGATTTCCAAGTATGACACAGGATCCGATCCCCGTATCGAAGCGGCTCAGCCCTTCGTCGGCGTTCCGGTCGATGAGTGGGGCGGGAGGCTGGTCTTTAAGCACATGTGGCGCCTTCGGAAGCAGGAACAGCAGGCGCAAGATCATGGAATCTATTTAAAGGTAGGTGATTAAGATATGGGTGTAACTGCACGGGAATTCGTAGATAAAGCCCTCTCCTATGAGGGGTACAGGGAAAAGAACCATGCGAATGCCAACCTTGAGGACTTCTACAACGATGCAGGGGACGGCAATCACACAATCTTTCAGGAGCTCGCGGTCGGGTGGACAGGAGACCAGTGGTGCCAGTACTTTGTCGACGGGATCGCCGTGCTGTTGACCGGCAGCCGGGAAGCGGCGAAGCAGCTACTCTGCCAGGAAGGGCTCAGTCGAATGACCGGATATACTCCGGACGGGGCGGCCTGCTACAAAGAGGCCGGGAGATGGCACACGGATCCGGAAGTCGGAGACGTGATCTATTTTTGGTCGCAGTCTAAAGGCCGGATTGGCCATGTCGGAATCGTTACTGATGTCGACAGATCTAACCAGGTCGTGTACACGATCGAGGGGAACACGAACACATACGAGCGTCCGGATGGGGATGTGGAGACCAACGGCGGGACGGTCGGGCGTCACGCATACGATTATTCCAATGTTGGCCAGTATGGAGCAGCGGTGCAGGGCTTCGGGAGACCTCGGTACTCGGAGATAGATGATAATGGTATCTATATCAGGATAGGAGGATGATGATATGGCAGATACATACAAACTGGAAGAAGTAAAAAGAGGCGATAAGGGGAACAGCGTCTTTCTGGTGCAGCAGATGCTCAAGGCACGTGAGCTTAAGCCGGGTGTCCCGTTTTATAACGGGGAGCTTGACAAGGAATTCGGACCGAAGACGGAGAAAGCAGTCAAGGATTACCAGACTATCCGGATCGCGATGGGCGCAAAGATCGGCGGATCGGATGGAAAGGCGGACGGTGAGGTCGGCCCTGCGACCTGGAACGATCTGCTCGGGCTGAAGAAGATCTAAAGAAAGCAGGTTATTATGGCAAAAAAGAAAAACAAAAGGAAACAGACCATCCGGATTTTCTTTAGAGACGGTAAGAAGGATGTTATCCCGCAGAAGCTTTGGGATGACTACGAAATTATTGCCAAAGACAGCGGCGTCCATCTCGTCATCATCAAGAATGAGCAATGGATCGCTGGATACAATCTGAAGGATGTGACGGCATGGGTAGTCGGATGAGATAGCCTTGTTCGACGGCTTGTTCAATAATTGTTTAACATCTCAAACAGCTCAAATAACAACTGAAATACACATGAAACGGGGGAGGGCTTTTCGCCCTCCCCTTCTTTTGAAAGCCTCCCCTCTCTTTTTTGAATCGATTTTTAATTCTGATCAACATCGAACAGAGCGTAACAGAGGTCGGCCCGCTGTTTTGCCGTCCAGCTCCGGACGTTCCTTGCGATTACCCGTTGCACCCTGTAGTATGCGAGTTCAGGATCCTCTTCTGTCTTCCCGCTTCCGAGCAGTTCATCTGATGTCGTGTGCAGGGCGGCTGCGATCTTTGCAACGATTATTCCGTTCGGGGTTCGTTTTCCCCGGATATATCTGGACATGGAGACCTCTGTGAGGCCTGTCAGATCAGCAAGCTCTCTTTGTGACATACCCACCTCATTCAGCCTTTTTGCGATTTGCTCACCTATCTTTTCAGCCAGTTCCTTCTTCTTCATGCCCTTGTCAACCAGTGTCTTCCAGACCGGGTTGTCGTTATGCATTATCGGTCCTCCTTATCCTGCATGATGTTTCCGCCATAGAAACGAGTTTACTTGTTGGATATGTATTAAAAACAGTGGCCAAGTCGAGACTATACATCTTCTTGTCGAACGGCCGCCCAAGGTCTGCAGATATATCCGCCGCCAGCTTACGTGAGAACTCCGTTGAGAGCCCAATCAGGCGTAGCCCGTGGACCATGCCCGTATCGGCATCCGCGAATATGATCTGTAGGGCGATGCCCTCATCATCTTCCGGCTCTGCAATCCCGGACATTTTCGACAGGTGCGGGGAGTACGGTGCGTCTGCCCAGTTGAGGCTTCCGAACTTGAAGAGCATCATGAATACGCTCCCGACCTTCACGTACCTGACTTCGATGTCCTCTTTGAACTGCCTGATCTCGTTTTCTGTCGGGCTGCTGAAAAGCACATAGAGGATACCCCCACCGTCGGTGATGTCAAATATTATCTTTTCTTTCCCGATCAGATCTTCGCTTACCTTTCCTACCTGATACACACTGATATCCATATTTTTCCTTCTTTCCTCACTCCCATGCACGGGTGAAATCCGCGTCCTTGAACAGTTCCTGCAGACCGGAGAGCTGCTTCAGCCTGAGGAGCTCTTCTGCGTCCATACCGATATTTTTCATGATCCATGCGTCCGACATGCCTGCGGATGACAGCTCCGCCACGATGTTGACCATGAGATCTATGCTGTGCTCACCCCTTGCCCGGTTGTGGCGGATAGTGCTGGCCATGCGCTCCGTGACCGGTTTGTCGATCACGGACACAGGGAGCATGCCGTGCTCACGCTCGTAGATGTCCTTGTGCAGGAGCATCGTCGTGTACCGGTGATACCCGTCCACGATCTCATATACATCCTCTTCCGGGATGTAATAGCAAACGATAGGCATTGTATACCCGTCCGCCTTTATGGACTGGTAGAGCAGTTTCATTTCGGGCGGGGCAACATGGTTCGGGTTCCATGTGTTCGCCCTGATCTTCTCGATCGGAACCGCCTGTATGCCGTACACAGGGCTTTTGAATTCTTCCATAACTGCCTCCTTACAGGTTCTTGTATTTCTCGATAGCCGCGGACCTGCGCATTGCCTCCGCCTTGGTGGGAGCGAATCCCATGTATTTGCAGAGATAATCGTTCTTGATGATACAGACGCACATCCGCTTGTAGGATGGGACATCCTTGAATTTCGTGACCGCAGTCTCGTCCGGATAATCTTCGAATGTGCAGACGTCCTTGGTCGATGTCTTGCACTTCTTCCCCCGGTTCTCGAACTGAACTCCGGCTTCTTCCAGTTCGCGGATGGTCTCCTCGTCCAGGGCACCGCCCCTGTCGTGCCAGAACTTGATGCTGGTCTTAAGCTTTGCAAGGTAGTTCGCCCGCGTCTCCTCCGGGAGCGTGTTCAGCAGGAAGAAGCAGTATTCCTTCCATGTGAAGTGCGCCGGCTTGGTGATGTTCTTCCAGCCCATGGCAGTCGTCCCGCCATAGAGGGATGCCATATTGACGCCGTTGACCCTTCCGACCATCTTGCCCCAGTTCACCGGGTCGATCACTTTGTAGAGGTGGAGGGAATCCATTGCGCAGTCATTGAATGGACTGGCCACCCGCATCTTCGCTACCGGCACGCCCGCCTGATAGTAGAGGTCGTACAGCTTGTTGTACGGCTTGCCGAACCGGGCATTGTACGTCCAGATGTCCGGAGCTGTCCAGTCATACAGCGGATACGCGTTGGCCAGCATGTCGCTCTCGGCAAGGATGTAGTTCGTGTCCTTATAGGCGCGCACCTTGTGGTTGCCCTTGATGGCCCGGAACCGGTTTAGTGATTCGTCGGCACGAATCCCGATCAGGACTGCGGTCTTCTTCCCGGTATCCTTCTGGAGCCATCGCCCGAAATCTGCCTGCACGTCATAATCGGCTGTCCCTTTGCGGAACAGGAACGGCACATTGTCCTCGTTGATCACGTACGGATTGACGGGCATCTCACGCACCCAGAGATGCTGCGCATCCCTATCCCATGGGATCCAGTAAGCGCCGTCCATACGGCACGCACACTGCGCGCTTAATGGAAGGCAGAGCCAGAATTTCCGAATACCAGGGAACTGGCTGATGAAACAGTCGGAAACGAAGTCCGTGGTCATCTGGTACTGCGCTTCATAATCCAGATGGAACATGGCAAGGTCTCCGATCCTGCCGTTCTCCGCAGCGTAGTCATACGCCAGATTCATGAGGACCGAACTGTCTTTTCCCCCGGAGAAAGCGACAATGACCTTGTCGAATTCCGAGTAGATGTACTCAACCCGTTCCTTTGCGGCTTCGTACACGTTTTTGTTCAGGTACCTTTTTTCCATTGTTCGACCTCCATTTCTTTTCCTTGATCTGGTCCACATTCTTTCGGAAGGCATCCGCAAGGTTCTCCTTACGGAGAAGGTTGTCCCGGATGAAGTCGTCGATCGTGCCGGCAGCGCATATGTCGTAGATATGCACCTCGTGATCCTGCCCGTACCGGTGGACGCGGTCCTCGGCCTGTGCCCTTGTGGCGTAGTCGAAATCGTTATTGTAGAATATGACGTTGTGGCAGAACTGAAGGTTCAGCCCGTATGCCCCGCACACCTTATTTGCGACAAGGAACTGTGACCCTTCCCGGAAGAGGGCACGGTTCTGCTGCCGTTGTTTCGCTGTGCACCGTCCTGTGAACTCCACACAGCTCCTGTCAAGGCTCCTGAGAAGGTCCATAATCTCTTTAGCCTCGCTCTTGTACTTGACGAATATGATGGCTTTTGAGGAGCCTATCCCGGTGATGATATCCGAAAGCGCCTGCAGGCGGGGATTGTTCTCCGGATCTGTGAAGATATCCTCTGTGGTCATCCTTTCGTCTGCAGCTGATGTAACGACCCGCCCGGATGTAACGTGCTGCAGGGCGGTGAAGAATTTGTAGATCGTATCGCTCCGGAACTCGTCCACATTCTCGAGGAACCTGTATTTCGTATCATCGTAGATAAAGCTCTGCTCCATCGACAGCTCGAAGTATTTCGCGTGATACCGTTTCTCCGGTAGCGGGATGCATTCCTCTTTCTTGACCTGATAGGTATATGGAGAGATCTTCTCCGCAAGGTAGGCCGTGTTCAGTACCCTGAGGACCTGGTTTGTCTTGTATTCCCCTCCGTTCGGGAGCTTGATGGTTCGGTACTCGAGATGGTTGGCCGAAAAGCTGTAGTAGGACTTGTATCCGAGTATCCGCCAGTCAAGTATGAAGAACTGGCCGAACAGGTCTGCTTCGTTCTTGCTTATCGGCGTTCCATTCAGGATCAGCTTGTATGTGCAGTGCCTCGACAGCTCTACGATACGGCTGGAACGTATGGCGAAGGGATTCTTGCACAGCGAGGATTCGTCCACTATGAGGAATACCTTATACCTGCGCACGAGATCTATGAGCTTCAGGTACAGCCGGCTGGAAGATGATATGGATTCGATGCCCTTGATCACGATCCTGTCCGGCATCCCTCCGCAGTGATAGATGATATCTTCACGCAGGTTCTTCTTGACGCTGCAGGGACATAGCCAGAGAACGGCGTTGACCTTTCCCTTATCCATGCGCCTGCTGATCAGCTCCAGGGCCGTCCTGGTCTTTCCGGTACCCTGCTCCATGAACAGGGCTCCGACCTTCAAACGCCCAAGTTTTCCGACAGCCGCTTCCTGATGTGGGAGCAGTGATGTCTCAATCTTCATCCAATAAATCCTCCGGTATGTCGAACTTCAGCGGGACCAGTATGTTCACACGTATCTTCCGTGCCCATTTGACCTGCTTGGAGCTCCCGCTGAGTTCAGGGAGCCCCATATCATTTTCGATGAGGAAGATGTCCGCCGGGCTTTCAATGTACAGCACATCAGTCCTCTTCCGTGAGTTCCGCCAGAAGATCTTCGCTGCAGACGGTATCATCAGCCGGTTTCCCTGGTTCCATCGGGACGACGACCGCATTCTCAATCTTGGCTCTTGCCTGATCAAGCAGGGCCTGCGCCTCCGGGATGATGTAAAATCCGTTCTTCCTGGCGCAGTCCTCGATATCGTTGTATCGGTCGACGGATATGTGAAGGGTTCCGTTCTTATACAGACAGCCCTTCATTCCCCTTACTGCGTAATACAGATCTTCATTGCGGCCTTCCCATTCGAAAGCGACTTTCTTGTCCGTGCTGTCATAGGGGACGACCCAGCGGGTATGAACCGGCTCGAAATCGGCGTTTACCGCTTTCGCTTTGATTCCTTCCGTCGGGAAGCTGACCGCGAATCCCTCACGCAGGAGCGCGTTGCCTATATCCGCAGCGATATCCTCAGGAGCGCCGACAAGGCTGCTCGCCTTCTTGGTCCAGGCATCACGCCATTTACAGAAGTAGCGATGCATGATATCAATGAAATCATTGTCCTTCGGATACAGGAAGGACACGACCGTCCCATTGATCCTTATTTTGGCCAGACCTTCATGTTTTCGGTCTTCCGGAGTCGCAATGAATTCCGGATCCGGATCGGCGGACTTCTTCCCTTCCTTGTTCTTGATCCTCTTCGCGACCGTACTAACAATGACGTATTTGCTGTCATCCCTGTGATCGATCCAGAAGTGGGCATCGGTGATGGAGTACATCTCCTGGAGCACCTGCGACATTTGTTCCTTGTCCGGGCTGCTGTCCGACATCCTTCCGTATTCATCCTCGATCATGCGTATGGCATACATGCGCAGCTTGTCGGCCCATGCCACCTGCCTGTCCGTCCCGGAGAGGGCGGGAAGGTCACGATCTGCATTGAAGTCCGCGATGACCTTCCTCAGGTCCGCCTCTTCACATTCCGGGCACCTCCCTTTACGGAGCTGTTCAAGACGCCATTCCCTGACACTGGTCTTACCGAAGAGCTCGACCGTGCCGGTATGTCCGCATTTGTATTCCACTGTATATTTGGCCATTCTCATTCACTCCGACTTCACATACTCGACAACATCTGTCACTTCTATTTCCAATTTCTCACAGATCCGGTCGATGATCTTCACGCTGACCGGCTCGTTCTTGCTCAGCTTCGTGAGCGTTCCCCTTGATATGCCGACCACATCAAGCAAGTCTGTCTTCTTCATTTCTTTCTCGACTAGAGTCTTCCATAACGGCTTGTATGATATCAATTCCATTCCTCCTTTCTTCTATATCATAGCAATTGCGTTCTGTAAAATCAATCTAAAATACTGCAAATATAGAATTATATCCTACATTCCGCGTAATATGTCAATTATGCTATGCTTTTTAGTTGTATTCCAATTGGTAAATCCTCTAACAGCTTTCGATAAAAAATATCAAAATGCCTACGGAAACCGCCACCAATGATATTTTATAACGGAAGGAGCAATGGCATGATACGGATTTTACTGTCAAAAAAACTCGGAGAACTGCGACTCACCCAGGCGGACCTCGCACGTGCCACGGGCATTCGGGCGAACACCATCGGAGAGTTGTACCACGAGATAGCGGAGAGGGTCAGTCTCGAGCACCTCGACCTGATCTGCGAAGCACTGGATTGCGATCTCGACGAACTGATTGTTCGCGTACCGAATGACCATCCGTCCGTGACGCACACACGCCAGGGGACACGCAAGAACGAGAAGCCGCTGCAACGGCATTGACGGGGAAAGAGAGGCTTTACGGCCTCTCTTTTTTCACTTCATTCAAATTCAGGATCAAGCTGTCCATCAGGTATCTGTAATCAAGATCGAAGTCCCCATAGCCCCTGTAGATAGTGTCCACATACCTCTCGGTAGGAACTCCAACGGCTGCGTCCGGCCTCATAATATAGACTATACCTTCGATGGTTTCACCGCTCTGAAGGGCTACAGGGAGCTTGTATTTCTGATAGAACACAGGATATCCCTCGTACTTATCGAGCGCCCGCTCGTCCTCTCTGGTTATGAGCCATACACCGACCGGAACATACTTCCCTTTCGCCTTGCGGATCGTAGCGTAGTTCCCTGACTTCGAGCCCCTGTATATGAGCTCCCAGTTGTTCAGCCATCCGGAGCAGTAGGGGTAGTAGGGGCGGGCCGTAGGGCACCGCCTCCTCATCTGATCCATGTCGAGATTGCTTCCATATGCAATGTAGAACTTCCTTCTGCCGATTCCTGTCTTCCGTTCCTTCATATATTTATACCTCCCTGATTGTGTTCACCCAGTAGCCGGTTCCATCATTTCGCTTCCACACCGGCTGATTGCACCGGTAGAACCGCCGCTCTGCATCGTCACAGGAGAGCGCCCTGATCATAGCCGTCCCTTCCTCGAGTCCATTGATTCCTTCATGCATCCAGTAGATCTTAAATGTCTTCATCCTCTGTTCCTCCTCATGCGATCTTCGTGCCGTGTATGACTTCATCTTCTTGGAACTCGGGAGCCTGCTCTGCAAGCTCCTCATCCTGTCTGTTCCAGCTACATCCGTATGTGATGAGGTCGGAAATGATTTCCTGATAATCCATGTGCACCTCCTTACGCAGCCGTTACTGCTGCCACTGCTGCATTCTTGCGGAGCTCTGCCAGCATGTGCAGTCTGCATGTCTTGAACTCTCTGCCGGTCAGCTTAAGTCTGTTGGTCAGGATGCTGTGCATCAGGGTGACTTTCTGTTCAGCTGTGAGGTTTGCTGTGGATTTGAATGAGAAGTGATCGTTGGCTTCGATCGCCCAGGCGCTGATCGCAAGGCAGAACTGAACGTATGCTTTGATCTTGCCAGCGTGGAGAGTGGAGTTAAAGAGTCGGAACTCTACGGTTCCTTTGGAGAAGAATGCGTGGAGGTTAAGTCCGTGATAGCGGGTGTAGTTGTAATGCGCATGGTCGATCCCGCCTACATATCCGTCATTGGCTTTGGAGTACCAGATCTGCTCCAGGGCTGTCCGGGTGATGTCTCTCTCGGCCTTCATTGTCTTGTAGAGCTTCTTGCTGACCGGCTTGCACCAACGGTCTCTTCTGTCCCCTACGTTAAGCGCTTCGTAGATGAGGTCCTGTCTGCCTACCATAAATCCTGTCATCCTGCGGAGGCTCGTAGCTGTGTGGTTCGTTCCATCCACATGTACATGGATTCCACAGGAACTGTTCACGATTGCGCCGGCTTTCCGGAACTCCCTGATGATTGCCTGGTGCGTCTCGATATCCTTGTACTGAAGGATCGGTGATACGAACTCTACACGGTGCTCGTCAGTGGCGTAGGATCCGTCCTTGAGTTCCGGGGAGATGGATGAGTCTCTCTCGACTATCCATGCACGGCCCTCGCTGTCGTACACCTTGCGGACGTGGTAGCAGTTGTTAGCGGGTCCTGTGATCCGGTTGCTTCCAAGCACCTTGGCTACGATCTCCGCCGCTTGCTTCCTTGTGATGCCTGTGAGTTCAACTTCGATTCCAAAATTCTGATTCTTGATAAGCGCTGTCATGGTTTTCTCTCCTTTTCTCCGGCTCCGTCAAAACCGGCTGTGTGATTTATTTGTTCCTTATCAATGGGTTACTTTACGAGAAGCTTGATGGCCGGGATGACTTCGTGGTTCTCAGAGTTCCATGCCCTGTATTCCTTTTTCGTTGTGGTCATCTTCGTGACCTTGCATCCCTCAGCTTCGAAAGCTGCCAACTCTTCCATGAGTGCTGTGGACTGGTCGCTTACGGAGAACTCCTTGATCCCGTACGTCCTGAGGTCATTGACTATCTGCGGGATGTCCCTGGTCCAGAGGTTTCCGTCAAAGTCGATTCGTTTGCGTCCGATCTCTACGGAAGTCCGGTAGGCTTTCATAAATGTATAGGATACCGGGGCTTCGCTTGCCGGAGTGTTGTACTTCAGCAGCTCCTCATATAAGTCATCCAGTGCTTTGATCCTCTTCATCTCTTGCGCCTCCTTCGAATGTGTGTTTGCTTTGTTTATGTGCTAAGTGTATCATTCCCATGGGGCGTGTCAATGGTTTTCGGAAAAAAATTCTAAAAAAGTGAAATAAAATTCTATTGAAATAGAATAAAAACTTGCAATCATAGAATCAAGATGCTACATTATAGACAAAGCAATATTGACGAAATCTAAGCAAAGGAGAATTAGGATGAGCAGATGTTCAAATTGCAGCTACTGCTGGCAGGACGAGAATGACGAACGCCCGGTCTGCCACTACACAGGCTTCGATGCCTGGGCTCCCTGCGAGCAGGATGAACTGCCAGAGCCGACATTTCCGGTCTGGGACGATTACGAATAACATTCCTACCCGAGCCCGGCGGGTGATCCGGGCAGGAGGCTTTATGACGAAGGAAGAACTGAGGGCTCAGAAGGCAAAGAACCTCAGGTACAAAAAACCAATTGCCACAGATATGAATTTGGAGACGATCAGGGAGAACCTGTGGGAGATGCAGGAGGCCTGTGCAGATGTCCGGTATTTCATCGATGATTCGGAGAATCCGGACACTCTTCTTGGAGAGCTGCTCGGAGACGAAGATGAAGCATATGAATTCAAGATGATGTTCTCCGATCTCTCATCCGAGTGTGAGCAGTTCCTGTATGACCTTGATGATTGGGAATGGTCAGAGTACATCAATGAGTATTTTGACCTATTCATGGTCGTTGCGGATCGGAGCGGACATTTATCCGGGTATGATTCTTACGAAGGTGATTACTTCGGCCTGCAGAGTGCATATGAAAAGGAATATGCCCAGCAAGCTGCATTTGAAAAACTCAAGAAAAGTTTAACAAAGGAGAAAATGTTGGATTTCTTCCAGCTCTGCATGCGGGTAATGGTCCAGTATCTGGCATTGCAGTATAGGTACGATTGCCTGAAAGCGTCTCTGGATATTGTCAGGGGCGAGAATGCAGCTCATCTCAAGGCCGTGAAAGAGATAAACCGCTTGTACAATCTCGCCGATGAGGAGACCCAGGGCTTTAAATACCTCTGGAAGTCGGATGCTTGCAATACGCTGGATAAGATGATCAGAGAAATGCCACAGGAGGCATTTTTATAAGAAGGGAGATTCCTGAGAGGAAGGGTGAAGACAAAGTACGAATACCTGTAGTGGCGCGAACATGCGTCACTGCATGTTGAGAAAATTCGAGATTTATGGTATCTTACACAAATAAATCTCCCGTGGCGGAATAGGTAGACGCAGTGAAGTCTTGAGACTGAGGCCCAGAGAAAGACAGCGGACGGAGAGAGCGAGTATGCCGTCCATGCAAGGTGTAAATCCTTGCCGGGAGAATAGGGATCACTACGGAACGTAGCTTAAAAGGGAAAGCAATATGCATACGGTAGCGGATATGCAGGTTCAAATCCTGCCGTTCCGATTATTCTCCGTGGACAATGTGATTATCACATGATAGTCGGATGGGGTAAGAAGTCCTGAATGATCCCCCTCAAATCGGCACGTTGTAATTGCGGTTGTGGCAGTCAATCAAGAGGTCGAGTTCTCTGCCTGACAGTCGGGAAAGACCGGCATTTTATCGGAACGTAGTTCAACAACGTCCAGCAGGAAGAGCAGACGAGGTTCTTCGATCTCTCCTCGTCGGTGCAGGTTCGAATCCTGCCGTTCCGATTTTTTGATACTATTTTGATACGCTATATTTTAGCGATTTGATACTTGTTTGATACTAAAACCAATTGGACGAAGAAAACGGAGGCATAACAAACCGTGGAGAAACGTGATAAAAACGGACTCGAAAACACCCAGAATCTTGAGAAAACGGACCGAATAATCCGGACAGAATAATCACTAAAACCCCGAATTTGGCTTAAATAAGCGGAAATTCGGGGTTCCTTTTTTGCTTTTGATACTTTTTTGATACTAAAAACTCATTTTTGATTCCCTGAAAGGGCTTTTTTTGATACTTTAGCGGTCATTTTTTGCATTTTCCGCTTCGCCTGCATCACCCTCAGAAAAATCTTCATCATCATCTGTCAGGTTGAGTATTTTATTGTCCAGACGCTTCGCGAGCTCGATATCCCGCCCGGCGTAGAGGTGTGAATAAGTCTTCATCGTTGTCGATGCGTTCCTGTGGCCCATGCGGTCGGCGATCTGCTTTATGTTGAATCCCATGTCTACGAGCATCGAAACATGTGAGTGTCGTATATCATGGATCCTGATCGGCGGGAGCTGCGCCACAGCTGTACACCGTCTGAACTCGTGCCAGATACCCGGCTGCCTGAAATAGAACACCCTCTGATCTGGAGCACAGTCAGTATCTTTGATATACTGCGCCAGCTCGTCGTACACGGACTTCGGGAGTGTGACGATTCTCTTGCCGGATTCTGTCTTCGGAGTCAGCATCATGTCCTTGCCTTCTATCGTAGCAAATGTCTTGTTGATGCTCAGGGCATATGTGTCGCTGATGAGGTCTCTCGGCGTGAGCGCAAGGAGCTCTCCTTCGCGGATCCCTGAATAGAACAAGACGTTGAACGCTACATGGTAGGCCTTCTTGTCTTCGCATTCCAGAAAGTGCTCGAACTGCTCTCTGGTCCATATCTTCATTTCTTCTGCATCGTATTTCCCCATTGAACCGACAAGCCGGCACGGGTTCATCTTAAGCCCATAGTATTTCATGCAGAACGTCATGATGTTGGAAAGTTCCCTGTGAAGGTTCCTTAGGTAAGTGCCCTTGTAGGCGTTCCCGTCTTTGTCCCGGTACTCCATCATCGTATTCTGCCAAACGCGGATCGTGTTCACATCTATGTCGCAGATCCTCATTTCTCCGAAGTAGGGCAGGTATTTATTCTTGATCAGCGATCTCTTCTGCTCCATCGTGGTCGGCTTCAATCGAAGGTCGCAGTCCTGCAGGTAATCTTCGATCATATACTTGAATTCTATCGTCGGCTGTTTTGTAATCGAATTGAGGAAGGCGCGCTCGTATTCCAAGGCGTCCCTCTTCGTCGTGAACCCTCTCTTCGTGGTCCGCTTCTTCTCTCCTTTCCAGTCCTTGTAGTAGAAGCTGCTATACCACAGCGTCTTCCCTGCAGTGTTCTGATACTTATAAGCGGGCATGACATAATCCCTTTCCTGCGCAGGGAAGGATATCTATTATCTGTCCCCCTGCGCGATAAGATATTTTTTTATATCGCCCATGATGATATCCCGGTAATCCTCTGATAATTTCCTGTATGCGGTGAGAAGCTTCCTTTCTTCCGGAGTGACGTCCATCTTGCCCTCGTCGGGAAGCTCCGGTAAGGACAGCAGGTAATCTGTCGAGACGTTGAAGAACCGGGCGAGCTTTGCAGCCTGCTCCATATTCATTTCCGAATATCCGCGTTCTATGTTCGAGATCACCTGTGATGTCAGCCCGACTTTTTCCGCGAGCTCCTTCTGCTGCAGTTCAGCGTTCGTCCGCAGAATCCTAACTTTCCTTCCTGCTTCGTTCATTTGCCACCTCTCGAATAGCGGACACTATATCATTTTTATAGCGTCCTTGTAGCGCTCGTATAGCTTCTTTATTGCATCATTTCCATACAGCGCATAAATCCTCGGGCCTCACCAAGAAACTCAGCCCTGAAAGCCGCTGGAAGCCTACGCACGATACTGACAAGCTCTATAGTATCGGCATCCGTTATTATGTCCTCATAAACAGGCACGATTCCTTCCAGGGATATTCCCGTCCCGTTATCATGGACTTCCACGTTGAAGACCTGCATAAGGAGCGCCAGCTTCTCTTCGGACACTCCCTGCAGGCCCATATCCGCAGCCTGCCTCATAGCTGCGGCAATATTGATGCGAATAAGGTCTTCCTGTATCTGTGTCATTTATTCGCCTTTCTCAGGCCGGAACATCAAAGGAGGGACGGAAGGATCCAGAGGTCCTGTACGTAATCCGCCATCTGCTCGTCTGGCATTTCCTGATTGTAGATCTTCGCGATCAGATCTTTCGGAACTGTGAACATAATCACCTTGCTTTCGCTCCCGTCCTCCATGTCCGCGACGGCCCAGTATTGTATTTCATGGAATACGTAGCCGTTCTGCTTGCGGATGATGTTTCCGACATTCCAATAATTCTGATTGATAGTCGCTTCGTTATTCACACTCGGGCTGATCTTTGCCTTCACGACCAGCGTCGTGCCGTTGATGGTCGCTTCCACAAAATCGCCGTGCTGCATCTTGATTGAACTTGTGTCGTAATTGTAGAGATCATCCATTGCAAGATAGATGTCGCGTACGTTGTCATAGGTAAGGCCGTGCGCTTCCGCCACCTGATTGATCAGGCCGTCTTCGATCTCCTTGATCTTGTCCTGGTCTGTCTCTGTGGCGAGCGGGCCGTTGAGATATGCGTCGTTCATAAGGTCGTCGATTTCGTCATATACATCCCGCATCTCTTCCGGATCCGCGATGCCCTTCAGCGGATTGTCGTCTGGAAGGTCATTCGGATCGGGAGCCGCCGCTTCCGTTGGCGTCGCTTCCGGAGCCTTTGATTCGGCCGGCACTGACTCTGCTTTGCTGGATGCAGTTGTTTCTGTCTTCGCAGCCGTTGATGATGTTGTACTGGATGCCGAGCCAGACTGCCCTCCGCAGGCCGTCACTGTCAGCATCAGCCCCATTAAAATTAGAACAACACGCTTCTTCATGCACACATCCCTCCTTTGTTTGGATCAATTACTGTCATTAACCGCCTCTTTTTCGATGACTTCGGTACCACTCGAAGTCAATAAGTTTCCCATCTTCGGTTTTTGGATAATTCCTCGCTCCTGATCTGCGATTTCCTGCAGCCTTCCAACTACGCGCTGCTGGGAGTTCTCTGAGAGCGTCCTGAAGATACGGATGAGCTCCTGCTCCGTGGACGAAAGAGATTTCTCTGAAATCTCTTCGCCCGTCAGGTCACCTATCTCTACGCCGAGCATATCGGCCATCTGTTTTAGGGTATCCACCCTGGGGATATTCCCATTGTCCCGCCACTGAGTGAATGAATTTTTTCCAAGACCGAGTTCCCTGAGAAACTCGGCTTTCTTCATACCTCTTCGTTTAAGAATATTCGTCAGATTGTCCGTAAAAATACTCATAAAAAATCCCTAGAAATAGGTAAATAACCTGTTGACATCCCTAAAAATAGGGATTATTATTAACTTGTAAAACACAAATGTAAACGACAAGGCGAAACAAAGCGGCTGCAACCGCAAAGACCTTTTCATTTACCAGAGCAAAAGGTGATACGTCTTTATTTTACATCTGTGTCCTACAAATGTAAATAAAGGAGGTGTGAGGATGTGTGAGAAACGAACCCTCCCCCGCTGGTGCAAAGATGTGAAGCATCAGCTGATCGAGAGGGACATGGATGTCAACGACCTCGCCGAGGCTATTGGAATCTCCCGGGTATATGTATCCGAGATTATCAACGGCCGACGGTATGCTCCTGAGATGGCGAAGAAGATCGCCAGTTTTCTGGAGGTCGAGACAGCGTATCAGGTGATAACTCCCTGATACATCTATTTTAGCAGTTGGAGGATTTGAATGATGCGTGAATCACGCACGAACAACAGCGGAAATGCTTTTTATTCCGCACGAAACGAGGCCGCGAAGTATAACGAGCGGTTCTCGAATAAAACAAGCGCAAGCGATGTGCTTGGAATGGACCGGTCGAGGTTATCCCGGATAGAGCTTGGAGTGATCAATCCGTATCCTGAGGAAGTTGCCCTTATGGCAGCCGAATACCATAAACCGGAACTCCGGGCGCATTACTGCAGGAACATCTGTCCGCTTGGCAGAGACGTCCCGATACCGGATGCGAACAGCATCGACAGGATCACAGTCAGGACGCTGCATGCAAGCGAGAACCTCAAGAAGGCAAAGAAGACGCTTCTTGAGATAACATCAGATGGCGTGATCGATGAATCAGAGGTTCCGGAACTCAGGAAAGTGATGGAATCGCTGAGCGAGGTAGCTAGGGTTGCTTCCGACCTGAAAATGTGGATCGAGAAGAACCTTGATTAAGGAGGTACTTTATGGAGATGGTCGCGTACAAGGACAGGGAGGTCCGATCTTATTATGATGCGGCCGATGTCATGGAAATCATGGGTGTGGGCCGGAGTAAGGCTTACACCATGATCCGCATTATGAGAGAGGAGCTGGTCAATTCAGGCGAACTGACGGCCTGTTATCCTCTGGGCAAGGTTCCAAAGAGATACTTCAATAAGATGTGCTGCATCGGGAAGGAGTGATATGAAGAAGCACAGAAGATTCTCAAGACGGGTTACCATATGCTGTGGAAAGCTCGCAGTTACCACCCTCTTCACGATGGCAATGTACAGCATCCTTGCTCTCGTTGCCTTCCGTGAGAGAGGGTATGAGGCAATCGGCGGGGAGCTGCTCGCGGCTCTGCTCTTCGGAGCGCTCGTCTACTACAGCCTCAGTTACATCGAGTTCACCATCATGGAAGAACTCAAAAAAAGACACCATCAGAAGCCTGTTGACGGAAGAATGGAAATTTGACGGATTTCCAACTTCCCAGGGCAACGGATGATGTCAACCATGACAGCGCTTATCAGCGCCACAACTTTATTTTAAATGAGGATTAAGAAATGAGCAAGAATTTTTTGGCGGAAATGAAGAAACGCTATCCGGACTGCAACCTGCTCCTTCCTCAGGAGACTGACGCGAAGCCGTCACCGTTCCTGAGCTACCATGTAACGCAGGTTCAGGCAGATACATCTGCAGAAAGCGGAGATGTATTCAAGGTCGGAAGTGTGAATAGAAATGGTCAGTTCATTGAACAGTACAGCCTTTCGAAACCGCTGTTGAATAAGATGGCAAATGCTGCGGGGATCGCATTCGACTACAATTCCATGCGCACGACATTTTCAGCGGACAACACGGTCGTCACCTGCTCGATCGCGGGCTTTATGAAGCGGCCGGACGGAACCCCGAGAGTGGAAGCTGACAGCAAGACAATCTCCGTAAAGGACGAAGAGCTCCGCTACAGGGAAGAGGCAGAGGACAAGGCACGGAACGGAATCGTTGATGCCAGACAGGCCGAAGCAGCCTCGAAGCTGTTCAACGGACGCTGGTTCGATACGCAGAACAGATACAATAAGACGGTGAAAGGATTCCTGATCGACGAGAAGGACAGGGAAAAATACATCGACCGCTACGTGAAAACAAATCTCGCTCAACTCAGAAAAACCTGGGTGGAGAAGGCAATGACCGGAGCGAAGCTCCGCGTGATCCGATCCCTGCTCGGTGTCAAGGGCACATATACGATGGCGGAACTCCAGAAACCGTTCGTGATCCCTATGGTCATATTCACACCGGATTACAGCAACCCTATGGTACAGCAGTTCATGTTGGCGCAGTCAATGAACGGTGTAGCAGGAATGTTCGGTGTTCCGAATATCCCGGTAACACAGCTCGGCAACGCGGAGCAGGCCGATGTGGTAGACGAAGGTTTCGTAAGCGAACACGTTGACGAAGACTATGAGGGTTTTGACCAGATGAGAGACATCGACCTGAATCCCATGGAAGAGCCTCCGTTCCAGGAGCCTGAACCGCAGATCGTAGAACAGCCGGCAGAAACAATCGAAGGATGCGTGTGTTCCGTTTGCGGGAAGCAGATCAGGGAGAACGTTTACGATTACTCGCTGAAACGCTTCGGGGCGCCGTTGTGCTATGACTGCCAGAAGACAAGGAGGGCACAGCGGTGAAGATCATCAAGGTGGACACTGACAATAATACCGAAGTCCTCGATTTCCCGGAAGGCACGATCATGGAAGAGCTCGAAGCCCTGAGAACCATGGTGGGACCGGAATGCAGGCTGGTCGAGCATGTGCACCCCATGAAGCTGTACACAGTGTTCGGCGCACCGTCAAGCCCCAACCGGATGAAAAGCTCCGCGGTGTCGATGCTCGTCGACGAGGAAGGCATTCTCAGCGGGCTTCCGCTGAACCACCTCGGGAGTTGGCTGTACGGCACTGAGGAACACGGACACCCGATCGTGGGGAACGTACTTTTCGTCGGAGAATACGACACGGGAGACGGTTACAGCTTCTGCGGTCTTTCCGATGAAATGATGGACAAACTGCTCCCGCAGATCAAGGGAGTGGCCGACATGATAAACACATTTATAGAGAGGTGAGTAAATGAGTATTCGAATTTTACACACGGCCGACTGGCATATCGGCGATTTCAAAGGTCCTGTAAGGGACGGGAAGAACATGAGGTTCGAGGACACCGCAAGGTGCCTCGAAGCCCTCTGCAGAAAGGCTGAGGAAGTGAAGCCGGAACTTGCAGTCATCTCCGGAGATATCTTCCATCAGGAGCAGGTAGGACCGGTCAGATACGGAAAGGAAGTCCTGCTTGCAGCCAAAACAGTCGCGGATCTCGCAGGGAACTGCAGGTACGTTATCGCCATGAGAGGCACACCGAATCACGACGGGGCGAGCCAGTGGGATGTGCTGACAGAAATCATGGCGCCTTATAAGAATGTGAAAGTCGTTATTACACCTGAGGTCATTAAGACGGATGTCGCACAGGTCGTGTGCGTACCCGGCTTCAATAAACAGGATTTCAGAGCAAAGTTCCCCGGACTGTCAGCTGATGAGGAAGACAGGGTGTGGTCGAAGAACATTTCGGACATCGTGATTGGGCTGAAAGGGCTGTGCGACCAGGACAAGCCGGTGTTCCTCATGAGTCACTACACGGTCCCGGGGGCATCCGCGGAAGGTTCGCAGGTCGCATGCTTTGCAGACTTTGAGCCATGCATCCCGAAGGAAGCTCTGGCGAGTGCGAATTATGATGGAGTTTTCCTTGGACATCTTCACCGCCCTCAGCGGATAGAGGGAATCCGGGCAGGATTCTACTCTGGATCCGTCAATACCCTCAGGTTCTCTGATGAAGGACAGGAAAGAGGATTCTGGATCCATGAGTATGACGGAAAGTGCATAGCATCTTCCGAATTCACAGAGACTCCTTATAGAAGATTCCTCACGCTGAACTGGAATTCTGAAGATGTCGAAGATTATCTGAACTTTGGAAAGACGGCAATTATCGGGATGGGACTTACGGATCCGGAAGACGGAATAGCTGATAAGATCGTCCGCATCAAATACAGCTGTACATCGGAGCAGAAAAAGAGGCTGAATGTTCCGGTCCTGCAGACAGACCTTGAAGAGCTCGGCGCGTTCTATGTGGCATCCATCGAAGCGGAACAGATGATCGAGGTCAATAACAGGAACATTCTTAATGAGGAATCCGATCCACTGGTCAATCTGAAGAAGTGGCTGGAAGAGAAGTGCTACAAGGATGTCGATGCAATCGTAGACCTTGCGGAGCCGATCATAGCAGCCGCAAGAGCCGCGGACACAACGTATTCAATGAGCGGCGTCTTCAAACCGGTCAGTATCAAGGTCACGAATTACCGCACTTATAAGGAAGCAGAATTCAATTTCGAGAATGTGACCTTCTGCACTATAAACGGAGTAAACGGCGCGGGGAAATCATCGCTTTTCATGGACGCGATCAGCGACTGCCTGTTTGAAACAACGAGAGAGGGAGACAAGGCATCTTGGATCCGTGCTACAGACGATGCGCGTTCCGGCTCCATTGAATTTACGTTCTCCATCGGAGATCAGACATTCCGGGTGGCAAGGACAAGGACGAAGTCGGGCAGAGGAACCGTGAATCTCGCCCAGCTGGGCGATGGAGGCGAATGGCTGAACCTTTCCAAGGAAAAAGCACTCGATACCAACAAAGAAATCGAGAAAGTGCTTGGAATGGACGGCATGACATTCCGCTCCTGCGCTCTGATCATGCAGGACCAGTATGGACTGTTCCTTTCGGCGAGCAAAGATGAAAGGATCTCGATCCTTGCGAAGCTCCTCGGGCTCGGCCTGTATGATGTCATGGAAATAGGCACCAGGAAGAAGCTCAGCGAAGCCAGGAAATCACTGGCAGCCCTTAAGGAAGGTGAACGCATCCGGACAGAACAGGTATCTGAGAAGGAGTACGTTTATACAACAAGGGATGAGATCAAACGAAGAATCGAATCCGCTTCTAAAGAACGTGAGGCAAAGGAAGCTGAACGCGAGAAGGCGATGCTTGAAATGGCGGTGTTCCAGTCAGCGTCAGATGCTGCCGGCAAGGCGAAGGCGGCGTATCAGGAAGCGGACAAGGATGTCGAAGAAAAGCAGGTGCAACTCGATGCGATAAGCAAAAAGCTGAATGACGTAAATAAGGAGCTGGATGCTTCCGAGGCAATCCGTGATGGCGCTGAAAAGTGCAGGGCGGCTCAGGCAGATGTGAACAGATTCGCAGAGGATGCGGCTGCTTATAAAGCAAAGAAAACGGAGCTGGAAACCGTCCGGACATGGCAGGAATCAAATAAATGTGATATCGAGACGTTGAAGAGACGGAAGGAAGCCTTTGAAGCAAAAATCGCATCCTTCATGGAAGCTCCGGCCGACCTTGAAGAAAAGCTCGCTGAGCTGTCTGTTCTGGAAAAAAAGAGGGCGGATCTCAACGAGAAAGCCTTGAAGGCAATGGAAGTCCGCAGGGCTTGGCAGGAAAAGAGCGAAGGGATGCGGAAGGAGATCTACGGCGTACAGTCGGATATCAAGGCTGTCAACAAGGAGATTTCCCGGGCACAGGAGCAGGCGGAATACATGAAGGAATCCGGATGTATCGATTCAGGGAAAGCGAACTGCAAGTTCCTTGCAAGCGCGAAGAGAATCGTTGACCAGCTCCCTGAACATATGGAACAGCTGGATCGGCTCACGAAGAGAAATGAGGAACTCATAAATGATTTCGACAATGAGAAGGCTGCGGCAAGCCAGACTCTTTCCGACATTGGCTTCAGCCAGAACGATGTGCTCGATACACAGCATGCTATCGACAGGCTGCGGCCTTACAAGGAACTGCAGAAGGAACTCGAAAAGCAGGAAGTCCAGAAAGCCGGATTTAAGGCTCAGATTGCTGAGGTTAATAAAAATATCGCTGAGAGGGAAGAAAAGGGCTCAGAGCTCCTTTCACGAGCTCTCACGATAACGGAAAGCGTTAGTAAACTCGTTATTCCGTTTGAAAAACATCGGAAAGCGTTAGAAACAGAAAAACAGTACCGTGCCTTCCTTGATCTTGAAGCCAGGATTCCTGTTCTTGAGGAACGGAAGACAAACCTCACGGAACAGTACGAAAATGCAGAGGAAGCCCTGAATGCGGCGAGGCTCACGCTGGTCTCCAAATTGACCGAGTATCATGCACTGGCCGACAAGCTGACAACTGTAGAGAATCCGGAATCAAAGCTGAACGCCATCAACTCCGAGCTCAGAAGAATCTCAGAAATCCTGGATGACATGAACGTAGGGCTCGGAAAGGCTGAGCAGACCATTCGGGATATCGAGAAACTGAAAGACGAGATCGCAGAGGTAAAGGCTCAGATCACATCAACATCCCTGACAGTGACCAGATACGAGGTGCTGAAGGTTGCATTCGGACAGGATGGCGTTCCACACCAGATAATCCGAAATGTCATTCCTTACATCACACAGACGGCCAACAACATCCTCGGAAGCATGACGGGCGGGAAGATGGGAGTTGAGTTCGTGCTTGATAAGGTCACGAAGGGCAAGGACGGAGAAAAAGCCACTCTGGATGTCCTGATCGAGGAGTACGGAAAGACAAGACTGCCGTATGCGTCCAAATCCGGTGGAGAAAAGGTCAAGGCGTCGCTCGCAGTCATCCTTGCACTGGCAGAGGTCAAGACAGGATCCTCCGGAGTGCAGCTTGGAATGCTCTCCATAGATGAACCGCCCTTCCTTGACAGCGAGGGAACGGAAGCTTATGTGGATGCTCTCGAAGCAATACGCGACAGATACCCGAACGTAAAGGTCATGGCGATATCGCACGACGAGAACTTCAAGGCGAGATTCAGCCAGTCCGTGACAGTCATTAAGACGGATGACGGAAGCAAGATCATTGAGGATTAAGGAGTAAAGATATGGCGAAAAAGCGAATGTTCTCAATTTCAGTGATTGACACAGATGCTTTTCTCGACATGCCGTTGTCAACACAGGCCCTCTACTTCCACCTGAATATGAGGGCCGACGACGACGGTTTTATCGGAAATCCGAAGAGGGTTATGCGGACCATCGGCGCTTCTGATGATGATTTGAGAGTATTAATCGCAAAGCGATTCGTCATTCAATTCGAGGATGGTGTGATCGTGATCAAACATTGGCGAATGCATAACACCCTTCGGGGAGACCGGTATACAAGGACAGTATATACGGATGAGCTCCAGCGTCTCGATATCAAGGACAATAAAGCATACACACTTGTAGATAAGCCTGAGTTGGCAACCATTGGTTGCCAGAGTGGTAGCCAAAGTGGCAACCAGATGGCAACCAGATGGCAACCATCTGGTACCGCAGATAAAGATATAGATATAGATAAAGATATAGGTATAGATAAAACTATAGATTTAGATAAAAACACATGTGCAACAGAGCCCTATAAAAAGGCTCAGGAAACAAAGGAATCACATGAATTATTCGAGTATCTCTGGACACTGTATCCGAAGAAGAGGGGCAAGGGAAGCGTATCAGACACCCAGAAGAAGAAGCTCCTGAAAGTCGGCAAAGATGATATGGAACAGGCGATCCGTAATTACCTTGAGGAAATCAACAACAGGGGAACGGATATGAAGTTCGTGAAGAATGGTTCCAGTTTCTTCAACAGCGGGTACATCGATTACCTTCCGGAGAATTATACACCGCTTCCTGCAATGCGCAGGGCGGATAACAGATACCAGTCAACAGCCGAGTATATGGCAGCTACAGCAGGATGGAGTGATGGAATTGACGACTGAGGAATTTAATAAGATCAGGGCGGGCATGAAATCAGCTTGGCCATCTGCGAATATCATGCCGGATGAGTTCACGATAAAGCTCTGGTACGGAATGCTGAAGGATATTCCTTACAATGTCTGTTCATCAGCGATCATGGAACTTATGAGCGTTGAAAAGTTCGCTCCGTCCATCGCACAGATCAGGGAGAAATGCCTGGAATACACGGATATCCCGATAAAAGATGTCAGTGAAGCTTGGAGCGATGTGATGAGAGCAGTCCACAGGTACGGATATTACAGCGTACCGGAAGCGATGGATTCCCTGGACGAGCTGACAAGACAGGCCGTTGAAGGAATCGGGTTCAAGACGATCTGCATGTCGGAGAACATCATGGTGGAGCGTGCGCACTTTATGCGGATCTACGAGACTCTGAAAGCGCGGAAAAAGGCCGACATGTCTCTGCCGGCTGCGGTAAGTGCCAATAAGGCAAGACTGATCGGCCTGCTCCGGAACGCTGAGGGGAAGCTCACAGGGGATACAGAGTAAGGGGGTGACAGGATGGCAAGGGCTACAGCAACACAGCAGGAACCGATTCAGGGGACGGAGAAGGAATTCCTGACTCGGTTCGAAAAGCTCTGCTATGCGAGGGCTAAATGGCAGGTATGGTCAGACCTTATGACAATGTTCGCATGTTCCCTCAGTAATGTGGCGGACAGGCGGAAAGAGCATTACGAGACGAGGGAAAAAGAATACCTGCAGATTATTGGACGCTACGAAAAAGAGGAACAGCTGATGATACCGGAATTACTCGGGGTCATCACGATGGCACTTGAAAAAAATCCTGATCAGGATTTTCTTGGAAAACTGTACATGAATCTGGAACTCGGATCACATTGGCATGGCCAATTCTTCACCCCGTATGACATATGTCGGATGATGTCGAAAATCTCTCTCAACAAAGAGGCGATGGAAAAAGATGTAAGCAGAGCAGGGTTCGCATCCATAAGCGACCCGGCCTGCGGAGCTGGCGCGACGCTGATCGCAGCATACAACGAAGGACGGCGGGCTGGATTCAACCCGCAGACACAGATGTTCTTCGTAGGACAGGATATCGATACGGTGGCAGCAAGCATGTGCTACATCCAGATGAGCCTGCTGGGCGCGGCTGGATATGTCTGCATCGGGAACACGCTTTCCAATCCGTGTACAGGCCGCGACGTTCTCCTTCCTGTCGAGAAGGAAGGACAGGATATCTGGTTTACACCGATGTACAACAACTGGATATGGTACGGCAGGTGCCGGGCGAGAGAGATGGACCTGATCGCGAGGAGCATGAGACCGAAGTTCTGGTTCGATTTCGAAAAAGGAGAAGTAACTTATGGCAGATATCACAAAGGTTGAAGCAACCGAAACAGGCGGGATCGCAGTCGTAACCCCTGCTGATGAGGCGGCCGGAAAACTGGATTCGGAGATAAAGGGCTCGAAGAACGAGTCCGCGAAGGCGATTGTTGAATACCTGAAAAAGCGGGCCAGGGAGAGCGAGAACCTTGCCAATGACATCCTGAAGCCGTCCAAAACATGGAATAAGTGCTGGGAGTACATCTATAGCAAGGCAGCGAAGCTCCCGCGGGAAGGCAGGGTACTGGCAGTCAGGGACGAAACAGTCTATGAATGGGCCGAAGATTATTACCTGAATGCCAATGAAGAGAAGAAGACGGCGGAAAAGAAGCCCGCACCTTCCGCAAAGCCGAAGAAGACCAAGTCAAAGACAGCTGCAAAGAAGCCGGCAGAGGAAAAACCGAAAGAGCCGGCACCGAATGTGCAGCTCGCTGAGAAGGACCTGTACTACAAGACAGGCGATAACTACTGGATGGTCAGGAAGGGCGCTCCTCTTCCGACAGCGGATTCCATGAAAGACGCAGTAGAGGTCACAGCGGACGAGTACGAAGCGAACGACAGGGTATCGAAGCTTCGCAGAACACTCGAGAAAGCGGAAGAAAAAACGGAGAAAACTACGATTTCCGACGCTGATGCTACGGAAACCGAGGTAATCGCTCCGGAAATCATTGAACCCGCTCCGCTTCCATCGACCAAGGCACCCGCAAGGGATGCGGCGTCGAAGAAGGAAAATAAAGAGAAGAAAACGAAAAAACCGAAGAAGAACGACCAGATTGAAGGGCAGATGTCACTGTTCGATATGTTTGGGGGCTGATGGAATGGACAAGCATGCATTGAGAAAAATACCGAGGCCGGAGCCGCTGCCATCCGATGGGGCGAGTTACCAGAGCTGGTACCGATTCATAACGACGGATTGGCAGGATGACAGGCTGATCGTGAATTTCTTCGGACAGGACAGCGGGAATGGAGACCTGCTCCCGAAATACCGGTTCTTCCTGAAACGGGACGATTACATCACACAGGATCTCCGAACAGAGAAAACAAGGTGGCTCAACGGGGCGTTCCACACGAGCGGTTATGATATCGCGAGCAGCTGGAACCTGCATAAAGAATTCCGGACACCGGACGATTACAAGCGGTTATGCGATTTCCTGAAGGATTATGAGCCGAGGAACACATGGAAGAAGCAGATAGACATCTGGGACAAGCTGCAGACATATCAGGAGTCGGTGATGAAGCTGAAGCTCAAAGAAAGGCATGATGCAGAACTGAGAGCTATCGACGAACGGATGAGCTGTATCGGGGAGCTCCCGGAAGAGTTCCTTACATGGCTGCATACGGATGCCCTTAAGAAGAGCCAGTATGTCATCTATACAGGCAAGGGCAAGAGCAAGACGCGGGTCTACTGTGTGTGCACGGTATGCGGAAAACATTTCGAAGCAGAAAGAAGGGCGATCGGACTGAGGGACGGAGCCCGAGGGGAATGCCCTGAATGCGGCGAGCCGGTAACATTCAAGTCATACGGAAAGTTCCCTTCGAAAAAGACGGATGAGATATACGCGACATACATCGACCCGCTGAACAACGGATACTGCGCAAGGTTCGTACTCGCGAAGCGTGAGTTCGTCAAAGAACTCTTCGGGGTAAGGCAGGAAGCGGTCCAGTATCTCGAAGTCGCAAGGGAATTCATCTGGTACACAAGGGACGGTCAGTTCAAGAACGACGCCTATCAGTACGACAGATATAAGAATACCGGAGACCTCAGGTGGTGCCATTACCGGGATCACAACGGATTCTATTACGGCGGCACATCACTGTATGAATGCTATAAGAGCTGCCTGTATCCAGGGAACCTCCCGGGAGCATGGGAGCATACACCGATGAGATATTCCGCCTTGGAGATCTTATCCAGGCAGACGCCCGGGAGGGATGCCCGGTACTGGGATGTGTTCAAGGAACCGGAAAAATACAGGATGCTCGAGATGCTCACAAAGACAGGGTTCCTGAATCTGGCGCTGTCGCTCATTCCTGACAGGTATGAAAGCTGGGGTGCGCATGGACTGAACAAAGATGCCAGAAAGATGGAAGATATCTTCCGGGTGAATAAGCAGACAATCAGGATGCTCCAGAAGATGGATCCGACAGAAAAAGAACTGGTCGTTATGCAGTATGCGGAAAGGAAAGGCGTAAACATGAGGCCGGAAGAGCTCAGGATGTTCACGAATATCTTCGGTGTTCGCGCATTCCTTCTGGATCCGCACAGGCCGTCGCCGCTCCGGATGTGCAATTACATCATGAAGCAGGCGGAAAAGGACAGGCGGAAAAAACTCAATGACCTTGCTTCTGACTGGAGCGACTACCTCACATGGTGCAGATACCTCGGCAAGAACCTCGGGGATGAGTATTATTTCTTTCCACCTGACCTGCGGAAAGCACACGATGCGGTCTACGCAGAATACGTGGCGATGAAAAATGAGGAAGAGCGGAGGGAAAAGGAACAGAGGGAGCTGGAAGCCAAAAAGAAGATGGAACTCGCGAAGAAGGCGATGGAAGAGATATTCAGCCTGAACAAAGACATAGATGCGTTCAGCATCAAAGGGCGAGGCCTGCTGCTCCGGGTACCTGCTTCTGCGGACGAGATTAAACAGGAAGGCGAGGCGCTTCACCACTGCGTCGGCAGTTATGTCGAGCGAGTAGCGAAGGGTGAAACAATGATCCTGTTCGTCAGGAAGGAATCAGCACCTGAGAGACCGTATTACACGATGGAATTCAGGGACGGACACGTAGCTCAGTGCAGGGGACTCAGGAACTGCAGCATGACAGCGGATGTAAAGGGTTTCGTGGACGCTTTCGAGAAGAAGATGAAACAGCGGGAAGAAGATGACAAGGCCAATGGTGATGGCAGGAGGTGAGGCGATTGCAGGGTAACAAGATAGTGATCCGGAGCATACGGAAAGGAACGGTCCAGTGGAACGAAGAAGACAGGCAGAAGCTCGGTGCCATCCTTCTCTCCTGCGGATACAGCGTGAAGATCGGGAGAAGGCCGGTACCGGGGCAGCCGCCCGGAAGAAAGAGCAAGGCGATGGAATATATAGTCGAAGCATGGGAGGACACGGATGAAGAAGAGGAGCTGCAGACGAACGAAAGCTGAAGACAGGGTCCATGATGAGGCCGTGAGAATTCGGAAAATGACAGATGAACAGCTTTTGGGACATATCAGGGATAAAGAGAATGCCGGATATCTGAGGGGCTATCAGAAGGCAAAAGAGGAGCTCACGCCGGCAGAGAACGAGATGACAGCGGGTGAGTTCCTGAGGAAGCTCAGCAGTGAACAGATACCAGGCATTGGGACGATCACGTTGAATAAACTGTGGAGGTTCGCGGACAGCAATGGATGCCACGTATAAGCGGAAAATCAGGGGACTGCACAGCAAGCGGGACGGGGAGCTGTTCGAGAGGAAGATACTCTTTGCAGAGCTGTTCTACAGGGAAAAGGGTCTCTGCTTCATCCAGAAGACACCGGAGCCGATGAAAGTGCTTTGCCAGAACAGCGGAAAGCCCGGGACGTTCATAGCCTGCTTTGAGAAACAGGCACAGCCGGATTTCAGAGGTATCCTCTGCGACGGGTCCACGATCATATTCGATGCGAAGCATACAGATTTAGACAGGATAACAAGACAGGTCGTATCTGCCGAACAGGAACACTGCCTGAACGTCAACGAGAAATTCGGGGCACACTGTTACATCGTCGTATCGATACAGTTCCGCAATTACTACCGGGTGCCGTGGAACGTATTCAGAGACATGAAAGAGATATATGGGCACAAGTACATGAACGAAGAAAATCTTGAGCAATTCAAGATAAGCAATACAGGCGGAATATTAAGGTTCCTCGATGGTATCGAGATCGAGGAGAAAGGAAAAGCATGAAAGTTTTTAAGCATGAATTAGCAGGAGCGATCAAGAGCCTGAAGGCAGTCGTACCGAAGAACCCGGTACTTCCCTCACTGAAAGGCATCCTGTTCGACAATGGGACGTTAACCGCATCAAACACGGAGATAACGATGCAGATCAGTCTGGATGCAACTGAAGGTGAGAAATTCATCCTTCCGGAATCGTCCTTCACACTGATTGAGAACCTTCCTGAGGGCGAAATAGAGTTCGCTATCTCGGAGAATGGCACTTACGTAGACATCACGACAGGGAAGATCAGAAACCGCTTCCAAGCAATGGATCCGGACACGTTCGGATTTAGCATGCCTGATATCCAGGATACAAAGGTGTGCCAGTTCTCCGGACGAGCAGTCATGTCAGCGCTCGCGAATGTTTTGTTCGCAACAGCGAAGAGTGACGGGGTGCCGGTCCTGAAGGGCGTACTGGTCCGCAGAAAGGAGGACATTATCGACATCGTAGCGACGGATGGCCATGTGGTGGCATGGGACAAAGTCGATTCCAAAGGCGAGGACATGCAGGTCATTATTCCGGGCGACACGGTGAAGACGCTGGTCTCCATGGGAATAGATGATGATATCGAATTCAAGTACAACAAGAATGCGGCGATCTTCACGACCAGCAAATACACGGTCTATACAAGGCTCCTCGACGGAGGTTACCCGAATTTTGAGTATGCCTTCACACAGATGGACATCCATGCAGGAGTAGACAGGAAGCAGATCCTGAGCGCGCTGTCGAGGGCAAAGATGTGCGACGGCTCTGGCCTTGTAAATGTCCCGACAATGATTTCATTCAGGGAAGACAAGATTGGGATCTCGCGGTCGGGTGTATCCGTGGCTGCCTACAGTGAGGAAATTGACACGATCGAGGATGTTGACGGAGAACTGGATATCCGGTTTGACACGACGATCCTGATTTCAGCAATCAAGTCGTTCAGCACCGATGCGGTGTATCTGGAAGCCAAGTCAAGGACGCATCCTGTGATCATGACATCCGATGCCTCTGACTACAAGGTGCTGGTACTGCCGGTCAGATAAGGAGGGTGGAAATGGTAGAGGTTATATCAATGACAAAGCCGAAGGATGCTACGAACAGACAGCTCAGGGAAGATATCAGGGAACTGAGACGTATGGAACAGGAACGCGAAGAAGAGCTCAACAATCGGCACGCGCGGTATGACAAGTCAACAGACTATCCGGATTCACACGTAAGGGAGAGACGCTCACGTCATGATCCGTATTCCAGAACAAAGGCTGCTGTCTATACTACCGGAAACAGATGGGCTATCGAGAACTTCGAAGCGACACATAACTGAGGAGGAGTCACATGGATGGATGTGAAGGGTGCATGAAGGTGAATGATGGCGAGGAAGTGATTCCGGCTAAAGAATTCGCGGGGATACTGATAGATGGATTCATCAATGATCTCATGGAAGCCGCAAAAGAGAACTGGTGCGAGAGCCATGTGAAGATGCTCGACCACCTGATTGATTGCGTATGCAAGGGCGAACCGTACGGTGAGCTCTGTGATCCGGAGGATCGGCAAGAGAGCGAGCGTTACAAACTGTCATCCTCACAGGTTCAGGCGTACAGGCGCGACAATGGCTCTCAGGGGCGGGATGCCACTGATCCAGGTGTCGAAGCTGCTCGGACATGAGCAGATCGATACCACACAGATATATCTGGATATCTCAGACGAAGAGCTGATGCAGGCGCACAAGAAATACGTGATCTAAGGAAAGGAGAAACAATGGATATCGAGAAGAAAGTAGCAGATGCAACAAGCAGCCTATTCACGGATGGATGGGTCGAGAATCAGATACAGGAAGCCATCAAGTCAGCAATTCAGAGAGCAATTGCAGATCAGTTCTCTTGGAGCGGAGCTGGCTATAAGAAGATCAAGGAAATCGTAGATGCATCCTGCGAGAAAAGCATCGGCATGGTCAGGGCGGAGGATTACTTCCCGAAAATCGAGATTTTCCTGAAAGAAATCATGGACCAGACCGTCGAGGCCGAGAAAAAGAAACTGCTTGGGAATTTCAGGGAGTTCATGATTCACGATGATATCCCTGAACCGGAGAAAGGAGGATATAAGCGCTATATCGGTCTTGAGCAGGTGTTCAAGAAATACTGCAAATTCGTAGCCGAAGAATTCGATACGGACGGAAGGGAAATCGACTACGATGACAATCCGACATATGTCCCGGTTGAATGCAGGGCGTACATCGAAGAGGCTGAACGGCCGAAGTATTACACTTCGGATATGGAACACGCAACATTGTTCCTGATCACAGAGGATGGAGAAGATGAGCATGGCGAGTCATGCAACTTCGCGATTCCGTTGAAACGATGGAAGGATCATGACCGCGAAGGCTGGTGGATTGCAAGGGACGCCGTAAGCATTGATATAACAGATCTGAGGCATGCGAACTCAATGATGTGCTACCTGTCAAAGCTCAGGGCGAACGATGTTCTCATCATGGATACAGGCGAGTGCCATAATGACAGTGTTGAACTTGAAAACAAACCGGAAGCGGACTGGAACTAAGAAGAGGAGGTAAGCAGCATGGCAAGATGCAGAGGATGCGGACGGGAAATAGAGTGGATCAAGATGAAAACCGGCAAGTCGATGCCGGTGGATCCGGAACGGATCATGTACTGGGAAGATGAGAATGGCGATGAGGCGCTGGTCACTCCAGACGGAGAGGTTGTTAAGGCATTTACGACAGGGAATATCGAGACAGCTACCGGGTACGGATACGTATCACATTTCTCGACCTGCCCGAACGCAGGCGATTTCAGACGGAGAGGACGGAAAGAATGAACGACAAATGGATCAAGGCAATCCCGCCGAAGATGCTGCATGATAAGCTCGGTGTGTATGCCGGACAGTGGACTCCGGAGATGGACCGCTGCTGGATACGCAAGGAGGATGGCGTCTGCGTCTCCTCTCGCCTCATTAGAACCGATTTCGGCCTTATTGAGCATGTCACACTAACGCGAAGCGTTAGTGAGGCTGTAAAAGGCAATTACGGGTTCTCATGGGCGGAGAAACAGGAGATAAAGAACGAACTCTTCGGAGAGGACAGGTTCGCGATTGAGGTCTACCCGAAAGAACGCAAACTGGTTGATTCGGCGGATGTCTATCACCTGTGGGTTTTCGACAAGAAGAAGGAAATGCCGTTCGGCATCCATCCGAAAGAGTACACGAAAGCTGTCAACCGGGGATATTCGATGACAGAGGACGAACTGAAGGTACTGAAAGCCTACTACGATGACAAATGAGAGATATTAAGAACTGCGTATACATCATTTCGGACGGATCCGGATATTTAAAGATCGGTGTCGCTGCATCACTGGAAAAAAGGGTGAAACAGCTACAGACCGGGAATCCGAACGAGTTGAAGGTCATTGGCGTGATCCGGTGCGCAAACAGGACGGAGGCCGGGCAGATGGAAGCCCGCCTCCACCAGATACTGGATGCATGTAAATACCGGAACGAATGGTACGCAGTCACATATACAACTCTCATATTCTCGCTCTGGTCGCGCGGTGCAAAGGTCGATTTCCTTACACCGCTTGCCGGCCGGATGTTCAGGAAAGGAAAACGCATGAAGATAGATTATTTGATTTCAGAGATTTTTCAGGTGTTTGCCTGGATACTTCTCGGAGCTACGGCAGTCGCGGGGTTCATCCCTGTACTTACAGATGCGTGCATAGCGATTGCGACGTACATTCCGAGCAATATCAAGCACCTGATATGGGGAGCAGCTATTGTGATCGCAATCATAAGGGCAGCAACGAAAGGATAAGGAGTGGGAAATGGCAAAAGGACCGAATACGACACTTGGGGGACTGCACGGCATCCTGTTCGAACAGCTGGAAAGGCTGACGAACCCGGATTTAATCGGAGAACAGCTTCAGGAAGAGATACAGAGGACGAACGCAGTATGCAAAGTAGCAGGCAGGATTCTTGATAATGGGCAGCTCGCACTGAATGTGGCGAGAACAAAAGATCAGGTCATTGGAGAAACTGACATGCTCAAATATCTTGAGGGATAAAGGATGGGCGGACGGAGATACCCAAAGGAGATGCTTCCCTTCATCAGGGACAGATGCGACATGACATGCAGCCAGATCCTCAAGGAAGTGAATGAGGAATTCCACGTCGATATGACGCTGAGAGGGCTGTACAACTACAAAAACAGGAACGGATTGAAGTCCGTGAACATCGGCCAATGGTCAAGAGGGAAGCGGGCTTCGCCGCAGACTGAATTCCAGAAAGGGCATATTCCCTGGAACAAAGGGAAACCGCATCCGTCAGCTGGGCGGTCAGCAGAGACGCAGTTCAAGAAAGGGAATATGCCTCCGAATTACCTGCCGGTAGGAAGCGAACGCCTTTCCTACGGAGTTGTACTGATCAAGATAGCAGACCCGAACGTATGGGAATGGCTGAATATCCTGATCTGGCAGTCAGTACATAAACAGGCGCTCCCGAAGGGATATATAGTAAGGTTCGCGGATGGCGATAAGACGAACTATTCACCAGACAATCTGGTGGCAGTCTCAAGGGCACAGAATGCAGTCATAAATCATCTGGGAATTAAGACCTACGACAGGGAAAGCCTTGAAATAGCAAAAACAATCGCAAATCTCAGCATGGAGAAAGAACGAAGGAGGAAACATGCGCGGAGACGTAGAAATAAAGATCAAGTACAGCGAAGGGATGGAGCCGATTAAACAGGCACACACAGGCGAGTGGTACGACCTGAGGGCAGCGAAAGACTACTGCTACGTGAAAGGCGATATCGTGAAGATCAGCCTCGGGGTAGCGATACAGCTCCCTGATGGATATGAGGCGATCATACGCCCGAGGAGCTCTTTGGCCGGCAAGTATGGCCTCATGATGGCCTGCTCGGGTGTTATTGACAATTTATATTGCGGAGACGATGACATCTGGAGCTTCCAGGGATACGCCATCCAGAGCGGCCTGGTTAAGAAGAATGACCGTATTTGCCAGTTCCGAATCGAGAAGATTCAGCCTACAGCTGAGATTGTGGAGGTGGACAGTCTGGGGAGTGAAAATCGTGGAGGTTTCGGAAGCACAGGGGTTAAGTGACCGGATGAATGACGAGAGGAGAACGAAGAAATGAATATTGAGGGGTACAGGGATCCTACAGCTGAGGAAGCAGTCGGGCGAGTAGCGAAGGAAGCAAAGAGGGCTGCTGAAGCCAGTGACGATAAGATCACAGTGGTCAGCTGGCTCGTGAAGACATTCAAGCAGATAGCGAGCCTGACTGGGCTTGAGATTACTAACCGCATCGAATTCAGGGACAAGGAAACGAAGAAGGAGTATAAGTGATGTTCCGTACATGCAGAAAATGCGGGAAGCGGCTGAGCGACCCGGAGAGCATAGCCCGCGGATATGGGCCCGAATGCTGGGCGGAGATTGTATTTGCCGTAGAAGCGTCATTAAGGCCGGAGGACACAGAGATACCCGGACAGCTCACAATATGGGACTTCATGAAGGAAGGAGAACAGGATAAATGCTTGACCGAAGATGATGACGTAATTGGAAGTACGGCAATGAGGGAGGTGGTCAACAATGAGCGCACAGGTGAGGACGATTGAGATTGTCGATATGCAGCGGAATGGATATTCCAACGAGGATATCGCGAAGCACTTCGGGATTACCAGGGAAGAGGTAAAGGAAAAGCTCACCAGATATGACAAGCAGACGAAGTACTACAAATATTCCGTTTTCTTGAGGGTACAGAACAACTGCAATTCGAACATGTACCATCCTGAAAGAAAGGGATCGAAGAAATGAGGCAGAGTTATCCAACATTCCCGGCGAACCTGAGGAAGTACATGGAAAAGGAACACCTGTCGCAGTCGAAGCTTGGAAGGATGGCAGGTGTGTCGAACAGCACGATCTTCCGGTATCTCAAGGGAGAGCGATCCCCTACGGAAAAGGTATTAGGACACCTTGCAGATGCGCTCGGGCTGACCATCGAGGACCTGACAGCAACAGAGGGGATGTATTACGGAACGGTCGGGGACGCTATCGCAAAGTGGCAGAAGATAAAGATCGGAACGACCGCAAATTTCATTTACTGCGGGGATGACTGCACACTGGACACACTCAGGAACATTGATGAGGAGTATAAAGCAAGCGCCCGTAAGCGGATATTCATAGCAGTCAGATGGCTCGACGGTATCGAAGATAAGAAAGAACGCATGATACGGGGACTGTTGGACCGCAGGGAAGGATACACAAGGGAACAGGCGGAGGAGTGGTTCATCAAGAAATATGCGGCCCAGGAAGAACAAATCCGGTTATTTAGCAAATACCTTGTGGACTATAAGCCGATAGAGGAACGGACGGTATTCCAACACTATCACAGCATTGCTCCATGGTCGAAAGGTTATGAGATCGTGATCTGCGAGGGTGAGGAATTAGGTAAATGGAGCGATGTGGGTGAGAAGGCGATTGAATAGGAGTGCGCTTTATATGAAGTTCATTATCAAGGGGTACAGCAGAAGGTACGGCAGTAAGAAAACAACGACGCAGGTATATGGAATATTCGACGACAGGGCCGAGTGCTACAGATACCTGAACACTTTGAAGAGTGGATTTCTGCATAAACTGATCAAATTCTATGTAGAGGAGGAGCCGGAATGCAGGAAAGGAAATACGACGAGGCGATTGTAAAAAGGAGAATCAAGCAGCTCTTGAAGGAGACGCACACAACCCGGACGAAGCTTTGTGATTCGATAGGTGTGGATTATTCGTACTTTACAAAGGCACTGAATTTCAAGCAAGGAACTGGATTTGGGATAAATACAGTCATCAATGTAGCTGATTATTTCGATGTCAGCGTGGATTACTTACTTGGAAGAACGGGGGTAAGAAAAATTGGAAATTAATGACTCCGGCGAGCGAGCGCTTGGATGGGATAGGGGGTCGAAGGATGAGCGGAGTAGATGATTTCGGGGAACGCTTGAGACGGATCCTGCGTCTTAAGGACATGCGCCAGAAAGCGCTGGCTAGATCGATGTATCTGTCTGAGTCGGCTGTATCTCAGTATATACATGGCGAGAGGCTGCCTAATATCCCGATGCTGATCTCGATGGCCAAGGTCCTCGATGTAACGACGGACCAGCTCCTGGGCCTTGCGCCGATCGACACCGCAGCCACGCCGCCGGAATCACAGAGGATGCGGGGCATAGAACAGGAGGGTGGCCGATGAGCAGTAATTACAACGATGCAGAGAACTACTGCAAGGATTGTGACAGAAGCATTTACGGAAAATACCACAATTGCGATATTAACATCGAAAATAATGGGATGTATGTCATGGGGGATATCAAGTGCTATTGCAAGATAACTAATGGGAAGAGAGCAGAAAAGTATCCTTGGGAGAAGGAACAGGAGGGCGAAGGATGAATAAAGGAAGAGCACTTGCAATATTCGAGAATATCGAAAATGCCTCGGAGAGCGCAGAAGAGAAGGGGATGGCTATCCACATTGTCATGAATATGGAAACGCACAACTCTGTAACAAAAGCCAGCATGCTGAAAGTGATCCGGTGGTTATGGGATAGGGTGTTTGAACTTGAGCAGGAGGGCGAAGGATGGGAGTTGATGTGATCGAGTCAAAAACCAAAACTGCCAGAAAATCACATCACTGCGAATATTGCGGTGAGATCATCGAAAAAGGTGAGGAATATTCCTACCAGAAAAACATCTTTGATGGCACTTTTTATGAATGGCGTACACATCTTATCTGTTCCCGCGTCGCATCTGCTATCTGGGATTATGTTGATCCTGACGATGAAATGAGTGATCAGGATTTTACAGATGGGTGTCAGGAAGTTTGTCAGAGATTCGTCTGCCCTGATTGTCCGAAATGGAATAAGGAATACGGCGATTGTGATGAGGATCAGACATACTGCATTGATAAGATGGATGAGTTTTTCAAAACGCATGAACTGTATAAGGCAGGAAGGAAAGCGTATTACGAAATCTGGAAGTGCAGAGAGAAAGTGGAGGGTGAGTGATGGCAACGAAAGAGATTGACCGTATCGAATCCGCGATCCGCCATATCCAGACGTCAACAGACATTGATCCGTGGGCGGCAGGAATCGCAGTAGAGGCGATGCGGAAGCAGATACCGCAAAGGCCTGTTATAGGATATGCATTTCCGGGTAAGTTAAGGGAAGTGATGAAAAGAACTGATCCTGAAAAGGCAGAAACCAAAACTGACTGCTGTCCTGTATGTGGGAGAACGTTAGGAGTTAGTAAATTTGTGCAAGCACAGTCAGGATTACGATTTGGTGATCCGCATTGTAAAAGATGTGGTCAGGCGATTGATTGGGAGGAGGTCAGAGATGACGAGCATATTGCTGATGTCAGCAAAAAGGTCGAACGAGCATCCGAAACAGCACAGAATGTGCGGGATGGGGACAGGAAGAAAATAAATGATGATAAAGTGTGATACCTGCCCTAGGTGCAAAGATACATATCCTGATAAGGTCGACTTTGACGGGAACCACTTCCACATCTGCGGTATGTCAGGAAACATGGTTTACACGGAACCGAGGAAAGTAAAGCGTCAGGTCGGACACGGATACATCCACTACAGCATCTCATCGTGCGGATTGTATGAGAGTATCGAGGATGCGTTGTCGCACATGACAGAGTCAGAAATAAGGAGATGGAAGGAGAACAAATGATCATCGGAACAATTGGTTTTGCTGTAGGAGTATTGGCCACTGGTCTTGTCTGGTACGTTAAGGATTACTGCTTCGATTGTCTGTATCTTAAGGGATACAGCCGGGGATACAAGAAGGCCGAATCTGACCTTCAGAAGGAGAATAAAGCATGAGCGATAATGTGAAGAATACGAAGCGCTAGAATGGGGTGTGGGGTGATGTTTTGACAAAGGAAATGGTTGAGAAGCAGGCGGTGCTTGCACTTGAAAAGGATGTTTGTGTCCTTACTGGGGACATAGGGGTGTTCCGATTTAAAAGCATTGATCCTCAGGCGGTGGAGGAGCTTCCTGCCGTACGAATGGAAATGCCAAAATATAAAGAGGAATCGCCCGAAGAAGTAGCTTTTGCTATTGCTCCATTTAATTTATGGACAACGACAGGATGGATTAATGTGCTAAATGAGCTGTATCAATATGGGTATGTAATATGCAGGAGAGTGAATGAAGAATGAAGTATATCGTAGAGTTTGAAGACGAGCCATGTATGTATGAGGACGAAGTGCATTTTTACAAATGCATTCAGGCACCGTGGTGGGGTCTGAGTGAAAGAGTAATTAAGCAGCTTACTCCGTATCAGCCAGATGCTCCCGACATAAATGTCGGTAACATAACTAATTCGTGCGCTCACGAAAATGATCCGATAAGCAGACGGATGGCGATCGATACCATCATGGGGCAGCCGCCGGAACCGCACTATCCGTCATGGTATGCGGCACAGATTGAGGAGCTTCCTGCCGTACAGCCTGAGATAATCCGGTGTAAGGATTGCAAGCATCGCGATCCGGAAGATAAAAAATGCGATTGCGGGCACGACATAAGGTGGCAGTTGCCAAGACATGATGATTGGTACTGTGCGGATGCGGAAAGGAGAATCGATGATAAAACCAATAAAGGTTCATCCTGTTGAATCTACATCAATAATATTGTGGGGTGATGATGGAAACAAGGAACACATGCTAATCAAGGCAAAAAACTGTGAAGGCTCTGTTATTTCGTTTGATAAGCGGCAGATATGGGAAGTATATCCATACAAAAGATATAGTTGTGATACGGAGTATTGCGGTGCGTGTGAACGCAAAGGGATGTATATCAGGCTTATGCCGAATGACTTTAAGCGGATATTTGGGACAGATATATTAGACATGGCAGAAAGGAGAACCGAGTGAGACTGATTGATGCGGATGCATTGCTTATGAACATGAATCTGGCAATTGCGATACTAGAGGGAACCATGAAGAATCTTGGTCTGCAGGATGATGCAGAATGCCAGATGGAATTAAAAGCGTATCGGGATATTCGCGATGGAATTAAAGACGAACCGACCATCGAGCCGATCGCAGAGCGAGAGACCACAACCGTAACAATTGGAAAAACAAGAGGCGGTCAAACTGAGTGGTACGAGTGTGACAATTGCGGCGAGCCGGTGCACCCAGAAGATCGATACTGTAGCCGGTGCGGAAGGAAGTTGACGCTTCCTGAGCCTTATAAGGGAGGTGATGATTGATGCGCTTGAAAAATGTTATACATGCAAGCACGTATATCAGAGGATATCCGATGCTGACACTTTATATTGCAGATGCAGAAAGGGATGCAGGTATGAAGAATTTAAGCCGAAAAGAAGCACTGGAAATCCTCAATGGCATGAAGGTGAAAATTAAAATTCCCAAAGCCGCAGTAATGCAGAATAAACGTAATGCGGCACTTGATATGGCTATTGAAGCGTTAAAGTATTCGGAAATTCCGAACAGTTCAACTGACTGCATCAGCAGACAGGCGGACAGGCTATTGATTGGGAAGGGTGGGATTTCGAATGAGCAAGAATGACATTCTGGATGAGGGTCGGAGACAAGGATTCATCGCCGCATACAAGATCGTAAAGGAGGCAGAGGATGAGGGAAAGAATCCAGTCGCGACACTTAAAGCAGAGCTCGATTATCGTAAGATTACTAAGATCATGATTCCTGTCACAAAAAAAGACCTGGAAGTTGCCGGTGAGAGATACCGGATCAATGCAGTCAATTCCTGTAAGGCGCTTGCCATGGTCACGCTCTGGAGTGCATTCGGTTTCGGAGGCAAGAAGCGCCTTCCGAAGTTCGCCGACGAGTTCGAGCGGAATACGGATGCATTTTTCGAGGGATATCTGACGTGGCAGGATGTCCTCGATACGCTGGAGACCGAGTGCGGGTACAAGATGGATCTGTCAGATGATCTGGAAATGAGGAGGTGAAAAGATGATCGAATACACGATTGACGATGCTATTGAACGGTGTAAGGATCGGGCGAATATATCCGCGCTGCATCACATGATGCGTACTTCTCAGGAATGGGAACAGACGGCCGTATGGCTTGAAGCTCTCAGGGATGAGTTCTTAACAATCCAGGTGGCAGAATTAGGTAATGACGACAGGGGCGAGCGCCGGGAGAAGCTGACCAAGCTTGTGGACCTGAGTTATGAATACGGGCAGAGACATGACCGTTCAGCAAAGGAGGATCTGATTCGCTCGATACTGTCAGGAGGGTATGACTGATGACAGACGCGGAGATCTTCAAACGGAATATCAAGCGCATCTGCAAAAAGAAACACATGAAGATGGGATGCGTCGATATTGAGGCCGGGTATAACGAAAAGCATGTCTCAGAAATGGCATACAAGGGAAGCTCAATAACGACCGAGCACATCCGGGCTTATGCGAGGGTGCTCGGGGTCAAGCCGGGGAGATTGATCGAGGGCATGTTCGACGAGGAGGACGCGCAAATCTTCCGGCAGAACATCCGGACACTGTGCGAGGAGCAGGGCATCACGCTTGCTGAGGTCATGGAAAAGGCCGGATACAACGTCAACCACCTCCATCATCTCGCATGCAAGCACCTGCCGCCGACGGAGGAAGCTGTCCGGTGCTATGCAAAGGCACTTGGTGTGGAGCCGGAACGGTTAAAGGAGGGATTCGATGATTATTAAGATACTGGCAGCACTTGGCATTATTTTTATATTCATCTGCCTGTCACTCGTCCTGGCGGCAATCATGACAAATCTCGAGGATCCGACCACGGAGGAAGAAAATGAGGAGCAGCTGCAGTTCATTATTAACTGGAAGAAGGAACACGATAAAAAGGATAAGTGATCCGGGTGGATCTGGAATATGAGGTGTGGAAATGAAACTGGAGATGAAAATGGTCGACGATATCATGGGCCCAATATACTGCCATATTATTGAACGGCAGACAGAAAAGCTGCGGTCGCTGCTCGGCGACGAAGAAACGAATAAATTCATAGAAGAGGTTTCCAGGGAGACCATCGATATATTTTGTGACGCAGTTGGCGCAGATGATGCCTTTCGGGAATTCACGATTACAAATTTTAAGGGGATCTTAGACGGCAGTATTGATTTTTCTGATTATGAGGCATTACAGGAAAGTGAACCTGCGGGGATAGGATCCTGAGGAAGACAATGATCAGATAGATTTTATTGAAAAATGGAGACAGGAAATGGAGCAGGAACCATGAAAAAATATCTCATTGAAGTGAATGAAGAACAGGCACGTATAATCAAGAAATCAGTGGAAGAATTCTTCCGGCTGCGGATGGGCCAGACATACCCGTTTATTGACGATATCGCAGAACAGAACGTGGATCTTTCTTCAAAGAACAAAAACCATGAAAAGATATTCGATGAGTTCATTCAGCGCCGAGACCATCTGAAGATTCTCATGCAGGCGATATTCCAAATTGCCTTCCCGCCGTATTCCGAACGGAACCATGCGACAGAGGAAATGCTGATCGCGGAAGACATCTGGGAAGCCATCCGGACCGCGGACGGAACGAACAGATGGCAGACGTCTTTCTTCCACCGAATGGATCCTCCGATCGTTAAAACAATCGACACGGAAGCGCGTGTTACTAATGGCGATTGGGTACGCAGTCTGACAGATGAGCAGTTCGCGGAGCTCTTCCGCAATATCGAGGTAGATTCTCTGAACGACATGTCTGACGGGAAAGATTTCTGCATAGATCTCTGCGAGCATAGAAAGAAGGATTGCTTCATAGAAGAACCGGGCAGACAGACATGCAATTACTATGACGGAAAGAGCCTGACGGAGGGAAACGAGGAAGTATGGAAGGCGTGGCTGAAGATGGCAAGAGATACGAGGTCAAAATAGAACTCACACAGGAGCAGTTCGCGATACATGTGAGCAAGGCGTCGGACAGGAAATCAACAACCGGCTTGTATGACATCAACACGGTCATGGTCTTCGCGGAAAAACAGATGGAAAAATGGCGTGAGGAATATGGAGCTGATTGAATGAAATGGAGGAGAGGGATGATAACTAAAGCCCTGACACTTATCGGACTGGCAGCCATCATTTACTCACTCGTCGTGACGATACACGCACAGGCGGATTACGACGGAGAGTATGACGGCGATGATGAATGGTAACGGACGGGTGGCGAAGAATGGGAAAACTTTTTATTGCATTATGCATACTGCTCGTATTGGATTCAGTGTTCATTCTTCTGATGGCCAGGAATGAGAAATACAACCCGAGACCGGATGATGAAGAAGAGAAAAATCAACAGTATGAGCATTTCAGAAACTGGGAAAAATAAAACAAAAAAACAGGGAGGAAACATCATGGCAAAAGTTCAGAATTTCACAGCAGAGATCATGCAGAAAGTCGCAGCTGGCGAATGGAAACAGGCGGCAGAGACAAGGGAGAACGCAATGACGTCCATGGTCGATAACATCAATAAATCAATCGCCTGCTATTCCTATTCCGACTACAACATCCTCGCGGATGCGCTTGAAAAGGTACGGGCTCGCGTACTCGAAGTCGCGAACACGACGGCAGGGAAGTGATCTTATGTTCTTCGATAAGCTGATGCAGATGCTCTCCTACGACGAGGAAACGGAGCTGGATGACGCGGCCGTGGCAATCGAGCAGCATAGGAAGAGACTGCAGGATGAGTGCATCGAATATGTCAGGAGCATACGGGATATCGAAGGACTTACGGAGCTTCGGAAATCCCTTCAGGAGTACTTTATGGACGGAGGTGATTGAATGTGAGGCTGGACGGTAATTTTTCGAGATTTCGGCACTTCAGGCGCAAAGACCCCATGACAGAAGGGGGTGACACAGGGGGTGACAAGGGGGTGTCACGGCCTGTCACCCCCATGTCAAATAAGCCAATTTTGGCCGAAATACCGCTAAATTGGCACGTTACAAGCGCCGCGAACGCCGTAAATGAGCGTTACGTAGGCGTCAGGATAGCCGGCTTGGTGCTTATCCTGATCGCTGAGGTAGTATCAGCTATACAGAAGTGCGGACC